TGAGTACATATAGAAGTTATATATATATATATATATATATATATATTTTCTCAAATAAAGCCTAATATATATAATTATCACCGTTGGTAACTTTTTCTTTTGATTATATATGTAAAAAGGAATAAAATGCAGGGAATAAAAAAACTGTTTGAAAAAGAGATACCAGACATTAAGCCATCTAAAGAGTTTAATAAAAAACTACTCTTCTTCAGGTTAGACTGGAGAAACAGAGACGATAATAGAATAAATTTCTTATCATCGAACCTAATAGGTGTATACCCTTTCAGGTGGAATAAAGAGGACACAGAGAGATTCTATTCTGACCTAATAAGGGTAGATGAACGGTACTTAAGAACCAAGCTACACGAAATAGACGGTGTGGAAAAAAACTGGATTATCAGCAGTGAGATATCCTATAACGTGATTCTCTATATAATACATCTATATATAGAATCAAATCTATCTAAAGCAGATAAGGAAGAAGGGATAGTCAATTTAGGGTTAATTATGTTCTATAAGATGTTTACCAGCCTAGATTATGGATACTTCAGGGATTATAGATTATCAAAGGACATAGCCTCTTTAGTGTACGAACAAAGCAGTAATAGGTTTCTAATTAAACAACTAGGTAACTGGCAAAACGTGTTTGAGAAGAGATGTGAGGATTTAATACCTCCAAGCGGTGTACACATAGTGAATAAAAAACTACTCAACTACACCACTACAGATTCTATTTACATCATAAACGACCTACAGGGTAAGTTACGCAGTATAATGAAACAACAGTGGAAAGTATTGGATGGTATACTGCAAGGAGGCGATAAGCGTAAGATTAGAGCCACCACTTATACTACCGAAGAGAGTGAAGAGATACTTAGGGATATAACTGATAAGAATAAGGACTATTTTACATATATAAATAGTATAATTTTTATTAAGTCAGATTTTATAAAAAATGACTTAATAATAGTCTTGGTGGATATCTCCCCATCTATAAATGCTGGCGACTTACTTAAGGCTTTAGAGGGGTTGTCTGAATATGTAGCTATCGGGGAGAAAGATAGCGATAAGATAATAAACACCATTATGCAGGCTAGTGTGAACTACCTCTATGTGAATAAGCAATACCCCCCATATGGTAATGAGATAATAAATACTATAAAAACACTTAAAGGTTTTTGGGGGGCAGGTAAAGTAACAGACAAAACAGTGCGCCCAACTAAGGAGACACTGAAGAACATAGTGGCTAAATCTACTGGTAGGGCTACTTCATATATATTAACCACACTGACTCTGTCCGTATTAATATATGTGTTTATACGAGCTATGTTAAAAGATAAATATAAATAAGGCAATTAATGATATTATTTTTAAACGATTGGGATAAATACCCTAAAGCTGTACTACACATAGAGACAACTAATAAGAGTTTTGTTAGGTTAGCTATGGCTTTCAAGAGAGAGATGGGTGTGAAAAACCACGCATTTATGCTTCAACTGCATAATCATAACTTAATAGGTATAGACCCCTTTGATACCTCGTTGACAAAAAAAGAAGAGGATATGATACTAGAGGAAATCATAGTTAATCCATTTTATTTCTTTAGAGAGGTAGCTAGGGTACCACAGCAAGGGTCTCTGGATTCATCACTCTTCATTAGCAATAGGAGTAATATAGCTTTATACTGGTTATTCTTTAATAACATAATAACATATGTAGAACAGATACGGCAGACTGGTAAATCTGTTAGTGTGGATACTTTAATGGTTGGGTTACTGTCTTTTTGGTGTTCTGGTACAGAGATAAATATGATAACAAAGGACGACGCTACTAGACAGAGTAACGTGGAGAGATTAAAAAATATGTTTGATGCTTTACCACTCTTTTTGAATATGAGGAATTCTAAAGACGTAGATAACACTAAAACCATAGGGGTGTCTTCTGTAGGCAATATCTATAAGTCTCACGTAGGTAGGTCTTCTGAAGAGGGGGCTAAGAAAGTAGCTAGGGGACAGACGTCTCCAATACAGCACGTGGATGAAGCTGTCTATGTGTCTAATATAGGATTAATCTTTCCGTCAGCTATGACTATCAGTTCAGCCGCGGTGGATAGTGCTAAAGAAAACAATGCCCCATATGGTAAAATAATAACTTCTACAGCTGGTTGGTTAGGTACTGAGTCTGGTAAATATATGTATGGATTATACTCAAACGCCACTCTCTTTTCTGAAAAGTATTATGACTTAAATGATAGGTCAGAACTAGAAGAGATAGTGAGGACACACAAACGTTCAGGTAGAGATAAAGAAGGTAAAATCATAATAAGGACACCCATAATGTTGGTGCGTTCTAATCATAGACAGCTAGGTAAAACGGATGCTTGGTTAAGAGGAAAGCTAGAGGAAAACGCTGTAAGTGGTAGTCAAGCTGAGGTGGACTTCTTGAATATATGGCAAAATGGTGCTGAGAAGTCTCTATTCGATAAAGAGACATTAGAGTTATTAATCTCTAATGAAAAAGAACCTCTATTTAAAGAACCATCTACACCACTTATGTTTATGGATTGGTATGTCTCCGAGAAAGATTTACAAGAGCATGTAGGGCGTCATCTGGTAATAGGTATGGATACGTCTGAGGGATTAATAGGTGGTGACGGTATGACTATAGTGGTGGTAGATGTCGAAACTGGAGCCACTATTGGAGTAGGTAAATGGGAGAATATAAATACTATGGTGTTTGCTGAATTTGTATTTCATATGTTAAAGAGATTCAGTAGAGCAGTTTTGATGCCTGAGGGTAAGTCGACTGGTACAGCCATATTGGATAGGGTGTTCCAATTAATGGACGTAGACAATATGAATCCGTTTAAAAGGATTTTTAACTGGATAGTTAATGACGCAACAGATGATGATAAGAAAAAAGAAACTTTACGCGACGCAGTATATCAAGGTAATACCACTAGACACAAGAAGGAGTTTGGTTTTAGAACATCTGGATTCGGTAGAGCCTCTAGGGATAAACTATATGGAGAAACATTCTACGAGGCTATAAAGTACCTCGTCCACACCATACACGATAGTGTTATGATAAAACAACTAAGAGACCTGAGAGAGAAAGACGGTAGAATAGACCACGTAGCTGGTAGTCACGACGACACAATAGTAGCGTGGTTACTATCATACTTTTTCTTAACAAGAGCTAAGAATCTCTCTTACTACGGCATAGACTCTACTAAGTGTTTACAAAAATTACAAGTAAATATGACAGAGTTAACTGATGATATAGATAGAGACTTCAAGAGAGGAGAACAGATAAAGATAAAGAATGACATGGTGTCTCTATTACAGCGGTTTGACACAGAGAGAGACGATACCATTAGGTCGCGAATAAGAACTAAAATAGCTTTCTTGTCCACACTATTGGATAAAGATGTGAGTGAAACACTGAGCTTAGAAGGTAGAATTAAAGAGTTAGAAACGCTTAAACGTGTGGGTATAAAATAAAAACGATATAGATAGTATATACGCATATGCGTATATACTATCTATTTAAACTAATGTGTCTAATAGGTTTAGGTACTCTGTAGCTGTCATTTCAGTACCCTCTACATTTACGTGTGTGGCTATGTTACGCACACATAACTCTCTAGGGGTGATATACATTTGTTTGCCGTTTTTTAGGTCTTTAAATTCATCTTCGGTTAAAAATTTATTACCTACCAAGACTTTATATATGAAACTACCATATAGTGCCTCTGCATACCCTGCTCTACCCTGTAGATTCCCTCCATTGTCTCCTATCATCAAACTATAGTCGTGCAACATGAATACACTGTTTGGGTGTATTATCCTCTTATCTAAGGAACAGAATAATATTGCACCCATAGACATAGCGTGCATACTGAGATAACCCACTATCTCATTTTTAAATAATGATTTAAACGTATCGTGTAACGCCATACCCTCCCATAGACTACCGCCACTGCTGGTGATATTAAGTAATAACCTATCACCCTCTCTTCTACTCCTTAGTTTGAATTGTAGTAGAGCCAGATTTTGTTCTATGTTATTAAACGCCCCTATGTACAACTCATATATAGTCACGCCTTTCTCAGGTCTAACTATTAGTGTGTGTGAGCCGTACGCCGTTGGCACTACGTTTTTTGTTTTACCCTTTTCCTTTATTACTGTAGTCTCTATTGGATAGCTATTCTCACCACCAAACATAAAACTCTCAGCACCGATTATCATATCGTCGCGTTTACTTACTCGCCTACTTAATTCAGCTATGGCGTCTGTTGTATCAAACGCCTTTTCAGAATTTTTTAACAAAGTGTATAGTTGAGTTTTTTGATAAAATCTAGTAGTATATATTGTGTACACTATAGTTAACCAAGTAGGTATGTGTTCTATAGCTACTAACATATTGTCTTTAAATATTGCCCCAAACATTGTTCTGTCTAACACAGCACTTAGAGTTGTGAAGTTAAAACCAGTTAACCTGTTTTTCAATGGACCATTGGCTATGTTTTTAGTCATAACTATAGCCCCACCTTTATTCTCTATCTGAGACATTATGTTGGTGATTAATAGTGGCTCTATTCTACCGAATATCGCGTTAGTCTCTATGATGTGTTTTTTAAGCATATCATCTGTATCTTCTTCAATTGTGAGAATGACACTATTCATCACTATCACATATAGTATCTCCTTCTCGTCACCATCTAAGCTATACGCGTAGGTGATTGCATTAACAATCCACCAAGTCATAGACTTAATGATGAATTTATATAGAGTGGCTATCTTGTCTCTACCCATTATAGATAGCGTTAAGGCTGCTTGCATAATATAAAACTCAAAGGCTATCTTGTCTCTGACATATTTCAATATAGTCTGTGAGTCGACTATATCACTATCGCTGATACTACGCATAGTGCTTCTAATGTCCACAAACATAATTGTTTCCCCTGATGTAGTTTTTGATAGAATAGGGAATTTGAATACAGGTAGATCCTGTTCTTCGACTGTTTTACCAGTAACAACCAATAGCGTACCCGTAGTGGTACTAAAGACACTATACGTTAGGCTATTTTTACCCTGTATAGCTATGTGTCTAAGTAGTGCCTGTTCAGCAATATTTTTACTAGACAAAAAATGTCCGCATAAAGTTGTATCGTATATATCTATTATCATTTTTTTTCCTTTAATATTTTGTCTGCCAAGGCAGGTATGAAAATTCTATTTGAAAATAACCCTCCCCAAATAGAAAGACCCCAGTTCCTCACACCGTTTATGGTTATAAAATATGTAACACTTACATCACTGTCGTTATATAGTATCAGCGATATTTTTAACTCAGATGATATTAATGAGTTAATTTTCTCCTTTGTCGGCATATCTACTCCCATTTGAATAGGGACACTGAAGCTTATTTTTTTATCACCTTTTAGAGAATCTATAGAGACTGGTATTTTTAGCATATTAAGATGATCCCACTTCATAGCTATCTTTACCCTATTACCAGTAACCACTACTATGTCTGATGTTATGTCTATTACTGTGATATTTTTTTTTCGTTCTCCCTTTGAATATCTGATAACATCCTTGAACACATCTTTTAGTGTATCAGCGTGTGACATCACGCTAAATGCTTTTCCATGTGGAGTTATACTGTGCACCACTCTATCTCCAATAGGGGTAATCAGCCCAGTTATTTGTTTATCGTATCTTAGAATTTTGTTTCCAAACCTCTTAGTATAAAAATATGTCTTTTGAGAGAATAACACATCTAACGATACTCTAACTACAGTTTCGATATCGCCTCTATTTTCTTTGTATATATTAACTATGTCAGAGAGAACTTCTATGTGTTTATTCAGGTACACTAACCCAAATAACACTGTGCCTGAGTTCATACCAAACTTAATCTTTTTCTCATAGTTTAACACCATAAACGACCTAAGTTCGTTAGTGGGAGTGTCTATTAGATATAACTCATTGTACGATAATGTTACTGGTCTTTGAGGTTTATCTTTCCAGTAAGGTAACGATTTATCCTCCACGCCTGTGACAGTCTCTTTTATGATGTTGTTTGCGACTAAAGCTGATAAGTCATTACCCCTATTAACACCAGGGTTACCTGTGGTGTCTCCGATGTTTATATTTTTTTCATATAAAAAAACTGTATTCACGCCAACGGCTTCGCTCATAAGCCTTAAATCTGTCGCATTGAGTTCCAATAGACTATATGAGTTTACTACTACAATTATGGTGTCATAACCTATACTCTTTATCTGCTCGAGTATGGGTGGTAATACTTTTAAATACTTATCCTCTATGGTGGTACCTATGATAGGCAGACTCCATACCCAGTCTATATGTGAGTTTGGTTTAACTAGTAATATGGGTGTCTCACTGTGAACAGATAAGTTAACAGACTCCATAGTCTTATACCCAACAGAAGTATACTCATATCTTGGTGGCGTGTCACTGTATTTTTTAGTTAGTACATCTTTATTATTGAAAGTAAAACCATGGACACCGCAGGATATTTTATCTGATCCTCCTCCTATAGTCACGTAGACAAACATAGTTTGGTCTTTCATTAACATACTCCTGAAGGATCTTGACTATCTGGCATACATAGTTCACTGTCAACCCTATGAACATAGTGGGTGGCCGATAGACCGCTGATGCCACTAGTGGCTGGTCTGATAGTTACATTGGCCGCCACGCTGTCTAATACATAGTTGCCTGACCCAATCGGACTCTCCTTTAGACACTGTTTTATCACGTTAGCTAGGCGACAATTGATATCTCGTAGCTTACTTATCTCCCTATCTTGAGAGTAAACTTTATGGGTATTAGTGGTACCCATAGCCTGCATAGATACAGTATCCCTAGTAGCCTCATTTATCGCGTGGTCTATTATATCAACATTAGTCTCGCTAGACTTTATTATAATAGATGGTTTGCATTTTATGCCCAACATAATTGATATCACGTTCTCTATGTTAGATAATACATTATCTAAGGTTACAGCTATAGGTAAGGGTCCTAAATACGCCACTAATACAGTGTCTTGATACGGTACATCTATCGGTTTAGGTCTTTTAGTTATATATGTGTTAGGTACATATTTATATGTGCCGTTAGATCTAATGAATGACACTATATAGGTCTGTAGCCCCACATCCCTCATATAGTCCTCTTCAGTTAACCCAGCTGGTTTATAGATTAATGACATAATATCCTTAGCTGTATTATTGAACTCCACTATAGGTATAACACTTGATACAGTTAATATTTCATCCTGGTTAACTATCTCAGCAAACCCTGAATCAAACTTAAAAACTCCCTTATCTCCAGTTTTAAGGAGTAAGGGTTTAAATACACTTTGGGTACTCATATATGTGTCCTTTTTTACTTATTCAGAAAATCATATATGTTAAAATTAAATAAACACTATTAGTTTAAACTAATAGTGTTTATTTATAATAAAAAAATATATACCCCCTATGAAAGAGGGTAACATCATAACATGGCTAACTTATTGTTAGGCACAGGTGTCAGATACGTCGTATCCCCCACCCTACTATATAATATCACCACATTACTATATGGCGATACCATATATGTGTCGGTCACCATAGGGTCTATTCCAGCTGTCTTTAATACGGCCACTGTAAATAACCCCATCTCAGGTGTGACCACTGTTTGGCGTTTCACCTGCTCTAGTTCTTTCCAGACGTTCAGGTCTGTAAAGAATAGAAGGTTTTCTATCTTACTTACTGTTAGTAGGTCTTTTCCGCCTTTACTCTCAGTGACCTCCACTGTTATGGCTGTTTTAATGTTATTAACTAAATTCACTATAGCGTTTATGTACTTATCCTCTAATGTGGATAGTCTCAACATACCAAATAGGTCGGTATGTTCCTTTTCATAGGATTTTATCTTTACCAGATTGGATATGTTACCAGCCGCGTGCAGTGTAGCCATACCTAAGTTTATTTCGTTGGTTATGACCTCGTCTACAAGGTCTCTACCGCTGTCGACCAACATGATAGATGTGATGATATATTTAGCTATAAGGTTACTGTCTATTTTATTTGTAAAGCAGTGGCTACGTATACCGTCTATCGGGTCGTACGCCTCATCAACATTATATGGCACTAGTTCTACCGTTTTTGGAGACACCCCCTTAACAGCATCTATAGCTGGGACAACTTGAACAAACCGTTCTTCCCCCCCACTTGTTTTAGCCTGCGTTGAACCTATTGGTTTATTGTCTTGTAGCGCAGTTATACCGTTGACGTTCACACCTCTATGTGTTTGAGGCGTAGTACCGCTACTACCGTCACCATACGGTGTGGTGTTTTTTTGCCCAGTGTGACCTAATAGGTCTCTCAAATCTCTTGTCATCTTTTGTTCCTTGTATCTTTTTTACTACATAGTAGTCATAGTTATAATATGTTAAAAAAATAACTTGGAAACATAAACACTATGCTGTAATACACATACTGTATATGTTTCCATATACAGTATGTGGTGTGGATTCAGTCTTATACTATAATTAGACTTGTCTAAAGTTAATAGCGGTTTTATCGCTAAGATCCTCGACGCCTGTGAATGTGACCCAGTGCATAACAGGTACACAAGGGTTATAACCTACTTGAGGTTGAGAGATGATGTATCTGCTTACACCATTACCGTTAGTCTTAACAACGTCAGTCATAATGTCTGGACCAATATACGCTTCCCCAAACTGTAGTGGGTCATAATCTTGACCAGCAAGGGTACTGCCGCTTGTTATAGGCACTATACATAGAATAGTCTTAAAATCATCAGTAGCTGCTTTAAGCACCTTGATCTTAATGTCTGACGTAACGTATGGATCTGTTGGCATATACGCGTGTATATCCCACCCACATAACACAGCGTATTCTGACTCTTGTCTGTTGAATACACTTTTTGCTATGTTACCAATGAGTGTATCTCTGTCCATAACTATGAGTATCTCTTTTAAAAATAAACCAAGAGCACTAGCTATGTCAGTAGGTTTTTCAGCACTGTTTTGTGTCATAAGTATATCGTGTATACTCACAGTTGTTTCTTTGTAATACGGTTTTATCAAGTATCTGCTAAGACCAGTTATGTTTTCAGTAGTGAGTTCACCATAGTTTGCCAATGTATTTTTTAGCAATCTTCTATAATCTAAAAGTGATGAATACATAATACCACTTCTACGGAGTCTATTTAGTAACGCTATAGATGTGACTTTTTGTAGGTCAGAATTTGTACCATAATTATCGTATATAGCACCTTTGATGGTAACGTTTGGTTGCGTTATTCTAGTGCCGTAAACTTCTTGGATTTCCTCTGTGGTGATTATATCGTCTATATTTGATACGTTGACGTTCAGTTCGCGCGCGGCTGGTGCAAATCCAGCAATCTTACTATCGGTGTGTTCAATGATGGCTTTTACAGCATCGAATGTTGCGCCAGCTGTGATGCTATCTCCTACTGCATCTACCAATTTAACTAGCGTAGGCTTACCTGTTACGCTACCTTTAATTGTGTCATTAGTGTGATAGATCGTGATCATCACACCTAGCTTAACTATGATCTTATAGTTTGGTAATGACAGCCCCGCCAATAGAGTAGATGCACTCCCGTCCAACATTTTTTTACTAGTTGATATACCTATTTCTTTTTCAAAGATTATCTCTTGTACACTTGTTACACCCACTCGTTTAGGTAACGCTTTAGCTTCATCGAATCCTAATACGTCTACGTCAAACTTTTCTGAGATAGTCCCGTTAGAGAACGCTAAGAATAGCTTTCTTAGTCTAATGTTTTTATCTAGTTTATTGGAGTCTGTTTTTGACCCTCTACTGATTACGTTACTAGGCGTACACACTTCTATAAATGGTATATCTTTATCAAAGATTAATGGAGCAGTAGTCTTAGATTCACCACTGACAGTAGTTATGTATGAGAATGCAGACACAATATATGGGGCAGTGTCAACACTAACAACTGGCTCTAGCTCATTCTTACTCTCGTTAATTAATGACGCAGGATCATTAACATAGCGAAGTATATTTCTTCTAGCGGGATATACCCCTGAATAGTTTCTAATATGCTCGTTTGTGATTAAGTATATTGATAGCTCTCTATGTACCGTACCTACAATAGGGTCAATAGGTATAGGCTTAAATAGTGTGTTCGCTACTTCGTCTTCCACGTATGAATCATATGTGGCCATAAAACTCATCATAACTGAGGCATTAAAATTCTGCCCATCAAATGATTCTCCACCCATATGGAGGTCTTTCCACCCATACGCTGTAGCTCCGTCAACACCGCCTACAGTTTTTACGCTGCTCATGGAGAAAGCATCACTAAAGTCTCTAGAATATGCTAATTTTGGGTTACTAGCCATTAACGCAGCCAATAGTCCAGCATCGTATGCTATTGGGTTTTTAATACGTAGCTCAATTGGTTCAAACCCAACACCTCTAAGACCAGTTTCTACTACCCTATTGACATAATCACCACCACGCTTATCACTATCTACTGTAGAAGACGCCTGTAGACCCACATCAAGTGAGCTTTCGCCTCCTATCTCCACACCTGTCTTGACTAGATTATACGCGTTATTTGCGTAGCTAGGCAACTTAATGTCGGTATTGTTCACAGTTACACTAATAGCTCTGCTAGCTATGTTATTACCTGTTGTTCCACTGTTGAAAAACATCTTTTTTTCCTTTTTTTATTTTTGTAGGTATTACCTCAGTTAATTATATATATAATCAGAAAAGAGCCATTTTTATAATGTCTCTTATGAATTGCTTATTTCTGTTAAAGGTTGAATATCTTAAGGCGTGGTTACCTATAAATAACATTGTGTCTCTGAAAACAGTGGGTGCGTTATTAGCTAACGCTTTTGAATATTTATCATCTACTACGACTATAAATAGAGTGTACTCTACCTCCTGTAAGATGTGTAGGTTTTTTAACTCTAATAAGCTGTCTTCTCCTCTTTCCTCGTATAGGGGTGAGGTTAAAGTGTTGCTGTAGATACCTCCATCCAGTAAAGGATGTTTAGGTACGGCTGTTTTATTATTTAGACCCGCACTCAAGTAGCTATTAAGTGTAATACACGAGTTCATGATTCTCAATAGGTCTACATCGTACTTAGACATAGAGACACTGTTAGGTACTTTGTTACTACGTATTAAGTAGTTAACAAAGTACTCCATTGTAACCTGTTGCGAGTCAATAGCTTTTTTTATAAATTTGGGTATAAAAAATATTTTATACATTTATTTCCTTTTTTATTATTTTCAAAAAAACATATACTGGTGACGCGACATATAGCTATCTATATATTTTCCGCCAAAGTCTTTATCTGATATCAATTTTAAAAGGATGGTGATGAAAGCATTAGATATGCTATTGCGAATACTGCAACTATTATACAGGGCTAATGGGCATCTATCAGAGACACCATATATATTGGAGTTAGTTAAGTCTATACTAACTATTATGGACGACCCTAAGAGTGAACTTATTAAGGGTATGCTAAGTGAGATTAGTGTAGAGTTGAAACACGCTATATATGAACTCTTAAATAAAATAGATACTGGAGACTACGATGTTAAATCTATAAAACAGACAGCTAGTGTTATTCTTAAAGATGACGCTGATATTTTATCCGTTTTTTTAGAGTCTATAGATGATAGTATCATAGATGACGATAAGAAAGAGGACTATAATAAAGAGGCCATAGTTAGACTCTATAATGCACTTAAAAGTGAACTACTGATATCTAATCTTAAAAAAGTAGTTAACAGGTTTGCATATGAGGTTAATAATAAACCAAATACTATACAGAACATAGACACATACGTAGAGGATATAATAACAAAGCTAAAAGACATAAAGAGTGGTAAAAGGGGTAATAACAATATTGTGGGGGAAGAGGTGCACACTAAAGACGCAGAGGCGGTATCAGCGCTTTTTACAGAAGAGGTGAGTGATAACCTTAGTAAGTATAAGTTCAAGATGGGGTTACAGTTTTTGAATGAAACTAGTGGCGATGGAGGAAGATTGGGTGAGATGTGGGCTGTGGTAGCCGCCGCGGGTAAGTATAAAACAAAATTAGCTTTGACTATGTTTTTATCTATGGCTATATGTAATACTCCACCTGAATTACCAAATAATAAAAAACCGCTACTAATATGGGGTAGTTTTGAAGATGGGTTAAGAGATGTCATATTAGATGCGTATTGCTTTTTATATAAAAATAAACACGGCGTGGGGCCAGAGGTAGATGCTAATGGGGGGCTATCTAATATACGTAAAGAGGAGATAGCTGCTTTCATTGACCAAGAAACCAGTAAAACAGGTTTTGAGGTGATGTTTGTTAGGTTTAAAACAAATAACACAGACTTTAATAAACTCACAGCGTATTTAAACGATATAGAAAAGTCTGGTAATTATAAAATATTAGGGCTGGTCACAGATTATCTACAAAAGATGCCAACTGTGGGGTGTGACAGTGATGGGACTGCTGGTAGTTCACTATTAGACCTAAATAATAAGATGCGAGATTTTGTTGTGGAAAATAACATATTTTACATCACTCCTCACCAGTTAGGCCCTAACGGTGCTGGTATGTTAAGGGCTGGTGTCGATGAATTTGACTTTGTAAATATGTTGCCAGGCAGAGGAATGTATGCTGGGTCATCTAAGTTGGATCAGATATGGGATCAAGAGTATTTTTCACACGTGGTGGATAATGGCGGAGAGAGTTATCTAACAATTAGGAGGGGTAAATTAAAAAGAGGTGGGGCTATAGTGCCGAAGAAGACTGTCTATGCAATATATAAGTTCGAAGATAGATTCATGATAAGCCCTGATATTGGCGGTGATAGAAAAGACCATAGGAGCGTCAAAGACATAGGTGTAGAGGATAAGTCTAGCAACTTTGAAATGTTTTAATAGAAAAAAAATACTATGACCAATAGAGTTCATATAGAACTCTATTGGTCTATTTACTCGCAGATTACGCCTTTCACACATAACCATGTCACCCCTTATATCATAGCATCCCGAGGAACGCTGGGGGCGACCCAGCTTAAGTAAAGCGGTTATTAATAGATTACTTTTTTACCTACAACTTGTCTGGCAACACGACAACTGGTTTTTGTTATAAATTTATCATCTTTTAATAGTGAAATAATTGCCTCAATAATTTTGGCGACACTGGCGTTATTCCTAGGGACAATGCACATATTATTTACTTCATAAGCCACACAGCTTAAGAGGTTTTTGTTATACAGATTATCCATTACCGTGAACACCGCCATAGCGTCAACGCTCATAGTGTTGTCACGCGCCTTGATAAAATAATTTACCAGTGTCAATCTTGGTTTAATCGAGTCGCTATACTCCCTGATAGGGGATATAGTCCTAAAACTAGCGAGTTCTATTTTTACGCCCCACATAGCTAATATGGCCCCCATAACCAATTCTGTAGTTGTGGCGTCTCTTTTTAGATATGCCTTTTTCATTTAATCTCCTTAAGATCTACATGGACTTCGGTGAAGTCCCTTTTTTTTTGTTAGCACTATCGCGACTACCGTATTAATGTCATAAATATAATATATCAATATATATGTTTATGATAACAAAAAAAAAGATTTCACTCGCGTAGTGGCTACACATCACTGTAGTACCCGTCACAGTAAACATGTGACATTTTTCTTTTTTCCAGTGTACATCTTTCGATATACCCCAGAACCAGTAATATACTTTCGCATATTACTGGTGTGGGATCGTTTACATCCCACCACCCCTTACAGGGTGTCTTCTGTACCTTCTTCCTTTCCTACAGCACCAGGTACATCTACCCATACGTATATGGGTAGGGTGGATGACATATATAGGGAGATACCCTATATATGTTTTGTAGGGATACCACTTATTATAGTAATATCACCTTTATTATATGTAAATATAGATAGCTTGAAAACACATATAGAGTCAACATCTATAGTGGCTATTACATATAATAACATATTTACTTTGAATAAAAAAAAAGGAATAATTATGACAAATCACAGGACTAAAGTGAGTTTTTTAACCATAGCTATGTTAGTGATAGTAGGTAACTTATTGATAGACCCAGATATTGGTATCATATCTAATTTACCCTTTGGGATAAATATGGTCATCTTTATAAAAGGGGGCATTATGGGTATGTTTGTTATAGTGGTGGTGCATCAGTTACGAACACTACTATTTGATAAAGGTGATGAGGACATTACGGACTATGTCTTAGTGGATACAGCTATCGCCCATCCTATAGGAGCTGGTTTAGTCTATATAGGTAGGAGCATCAGATTAGTGATGTACAGTGCCATAATTATGGGAGCTATTATATATTTATAATTAATAAAGTAACTATGTGGGTATCCACATAGTTACTTTATACCTAATGCGTGATTACTACTTTTCACTATGTTCTATATTATACCATAGGTTTACATAGTAAGGTATAAGCCTATTCATAACATCACCTACGTGGTGTCTATTTATATCCCACGGTGACCTATCTCCATAGTTCTTCCATTTTTTGGTGGATTTTGACTTCATTAACTCTACATTTCCAAACCACACCTCTGGGTCACACCCTACACGTAACCCGCATAATTCTCTATCTCTTTTTAAGTCTCTAAACCCACCGTTATATGCTGAGTCAGCCATAGCAGTCTTATCAAAGACTGTGGCACACTTGGGTAATAGGTTATAGTTATCTCTGAATAACAACACCATAGCTTTAAATTGTAAGTCGGGTCTTTTCTTAATATTATCCCAAGTTAACTCACTCAGGTGTCTAGGGTACTTTTTCTTGAGCGATGATAGGGTATCCATCCTAACACGCCCATTAGTGTGCCAAGCTCTGGTAATCTGTGGGATACCTGTGCCTTGCTCCCTAGGTTGGTTATTAGGATACTTAATATATAGCTCTGCCTCTGGAGACCAACACCGTTTATGTCTTTCAGTTATGCAACTCTCGTGATGCGATAGTGCTAAAAAATACATAGGTAATATAAAATCACCCATCAATTCTTTAGATACATATATAGCTGTAGGAGCGTATTTAATGGCGTTATCTGTGTATGTGTTTTGGCTACCATACAACTGTGACGCAACTAATAGTGTCGAGATTACTGTCTTTTTCATTATTAATATCCTTATAATAGGGTTCAGTAAAAAAATAATATTATCTGAGTTATTATATATAACTGATAAAAAAATAAAGGACTATTATGGAGACACTAATCAACCCTACGGGGTTACCTACATATATTCATAGATTGGGTATTTCAGACACTTCATTACGTAAAGAAATCCCAGTTAAATTATCGGCACCACTACATACACCTAAATTCTATTTTCTAGGAGATATGGGTACATATGAACCTATGCTTGTTAATAAAAATAGATTTTACAAGTTATACGGCAAAGAGCCTTTCAACCAAAGAAACAAATTTTATAATGTTGGTACAGCATTCATAGAAGGTGTACTAGGAACTCTGAGTGAGGAAAGCGGGTCAGCGGTTGTTCAGAGATTAGAAGTGGCTGGAGCTACTACTGCTGGAGTTGAGTTATGGATAGACATAGCTAAACGGAATGATCTCCCTCAATATCGAAGAACCAGTAGTGGTGAACTAGTCACACCGTTAGTCACGGTTAAAACGGTGGGTTCAACTCCTGTTGATGAGGCTTTAAGAGGTTACCATGTCAGATACTATGTAAAACCCTCCACAGGCAGTTCTACTACCACTGAGGCTGGTCTTTTAGAGAATAACGCTGGTGCTAGTTGGGCTACTCTTACAGCACCAACATCCTCTACAGCGTATAGATTAGTGACCTTTAAGGGTAAATATAACGGTAGTGGGTATAACAATTATGGAGTAAGCTTAAATGCTTATGATAAGAGAAACTTAGATTCTATTCTATTTAAAACTGGTAAACAATTTGCTTATAGTTTCAAGATATTTGAAAAAACAACAGAGAAAGATATGCCGTTTAAAACTGTTGATGGGGATGTTAATGCTAAATTTGTCTTGGCAAATAACTTTACCCACCCTAAGTATAATACCCATCTCTCGCTTGACCATGTTATGGAGGAAAAATGGGAAAACACTACCAATACAGGTAAACCAACGCAGTATCCTATATTCGATGAACCTATTATTGAATATGCGAACATACAAGCAGTTTCTAAACTATTCATGGAAGCAGAAAAGAACTTCTTGAACTCGATTCCGACTGGTGCTACAGCTGGTAGTGCTATTAGAAGAAATATCACCACTACTAGTACACCCGCGGCTACAGACGGCGTGGTTAATGGTAGTTATGCTTCTATTATAGATGTAGATCAAAATGCTGATATTAACACTGACTATGGTATGTTTAACACACTAAGCCATACTAATAGTATAGGTGTCAGATACTTCACTGTTATGGCCCCATCTACTATGGTTACAGCAGCTGCTGGCACAGAGAACGTTGAGAACATGAACTCAATACCATTCTTTTTAAGAGGGGGTAGCGACGGTACTATAGTAGAAGGTAGTAATGGTTCTCTGAGCGGGAGTACATATGATGACCTTTGCAGAGCCGAATTTGTAAAATACGGGGATGAAAATTCTAAATATCAAAACACCGCCATTAACTTAGAAACGCACTTTTATGATGTAGGGTTTAGCATAACTACAAAAGAGGCTATGAAAAACATAATCTCACATAGAAAAGATACCATAGTGGTACTCTCCACACATACACACAATAAAACCATTAGAGTAAGTGCCAGTGACAACAGTCTTTATGATGATGCAAACACACTTGCTGCTAATATAAACATGACATATGCGGATGTTATGGAGAGTCAACACTTTTATACTCCAACGGCTAGATATCTTATTGTGGTAGGTTCTTGTAGAGTAATCGACTCTATGTTTATGTATAGAGTCCCAGCTACATATGAGGTACTGATGAAGTATCAAAGATATATGGGCGGCAATCAGAGACTATGGAGAGATAACTATAGTCTAAACGGGTATCCTAAAAATAGGGTAGAGTTTGTTAAAGACTTAAAACCCACAGTGTCTACTTTATCTATGGATGTGCGTAGCTGGGAAAGTAATCTTACGTGGTTTACTGATAAATCTCCTGATGAAAAACAATTGGTGAATATACAAACTGGTTACAATGCAGATGAATCTGTTTTGAATAGTTATGAGGCGTTATGTGCAGCTGTTGTTATCAGTAAAATACACGATGATGTCCAAAGAACTTACTCTAATAGAAAAGACCTCACTAAGTCAGCTCTTAAGAGAGCTGTAGAAGAAGAATTATCTTATAGAACAAAAGGTCTCTTCATAGGCATAGGTTTAGATTTTGAAGTGAGTGTTGGTCTTGGGGATACTCCAGTTTGGCAGTGGCAAACTAAGACAATCATATCGGCGACCACAGGGTTTGGTTCTATGATCTCTATTATAGAGACAAGACAGTTGTCTTAAAAATTAAAAAAAGGATATAATCATGGCAATAGACGATCTGTTCGTACAACAACAGTTTGGTACTGTGACGGGGATGGTTGGGGTTAACCCAGCGTTCGGTGGCCACTCTGGATACTACCCAGGATTAGGAAAAGTAATCGGAGGCAAAATTTATCAAGAGTTACTAAACTCAGAGCCTGCAATTTCTACTAACGTAGTGGTGGCTGTGTTAGAAACTCCAAAGGTTTTTGACTTTTTCACATCACCTACAGCGGCACAACTTAAAGAAACATATAAAAATATCTTTACGCGCCAATATGACGCAATAACTGGTCTAAAATACGGGTTGAATATAACCACGAATGAGGATTACCGAATCGGGGCATCTATGGACTCCTATCAGGTAATCACAGGTGTTAGAGCTGAAAAGACGACTGTGAACTATTCGTTCACCGATAAGTATGGTTCTGTTATTCAAGAGTTCCTTATGTTTTTAACAAGATTGACTGGTAAAGATGAATATACTCAGAAACCAGCACTAATAGAGGCTCTTCATAGGGATGGTAAAACACACGATGAAATAGTACAAGCGGTACATAAATACGGCTATCTTAGTAATGTACGGACTGGTAAATTCTTGTACTATGAAACTGATCATTCTGGTATGCATGTACATAGAGCGTGGGTAGTTGTTAACCACTTTCCGAATACCACTACTGGTATTATAGAGAGCAAATCAAGCCTGAAAGAGGATGGTACACTATCTATACTTGAAGTCCCTATGGCTGGAATAACAGTATATAATGAGCCTGACATACTATTTATGGCTAAAGAGCACTTAAACGCGTCTTTAAACTCAATAGGTAAACGCCATGGCGCTACGAATAGTGGCGCGGACCAATACTCGAGAGACTCGTTGACAACCATTGGAGTAGATAGTAGAAATAGTGCAGTGTATATTGCCAGTGAGACCAACCCTGGTGAGACGAGCCGCTTTGATACCTTCTTTGATGGCATCGCTATACGATAGACCAATTGTATTACAACATACCTTAATATCACGAGGCACCACACATAGATATTATTAAGACACCACTGCGCAGTGAACGTCATAACTTCAAGGCGTATAAAAAAAAGAACCAGCACCAGTAGATGTCACATAGTGGCATCTACTGTTTGTTTCAATCTTCCACCACTGAGGCTATTAACCTCTTTTTCGCCGACTCTATATACTTGCTGTTATCCAGCCCTTTATTCGTATAGCGTGTAGCGACCTCATCGCCCTCTACTCTAACGTGAAAGGATTCACCATTAAAGCCACATTTTCCGCCTATGCTACGCTTATTGTCTATAGCGTAGTCTATCATTGCTTTTTGGAAGACTTGTATATCCTCCATAACTTTTTTATGTTCCTCTTTTGTAGCTAAGGCTACTTTAGAAAAGACTTCATCGAACTTTTCAGGAGTTTCAGCTAATAGCCTAGTCGTCGTCTCTATGCGTTCCTTTAGACGCTCTTTAGTAACGTGCGGCACTTGGCCTTTATTTTCTACTTTTGACATAATTTTCCTTTATGGTTTAGGTATACTAACATAGTATCCATAATAATAATATGTACACAAAAAAAAATAAAAACAGAGATATAAGAGGATTTAATGAACATAAGTAAAAAGGATAGAAATGGCTGTAATAGATTTTAGTGACAATATTAGCCGCAGTAATCTCGGGTTTTCCATAGAGAATTTCATAACGGCTAAGGAGTCATATGTTCAGGATTATAGAAAGTTACCTGTATTAGGTATACCTTTTGACTTGATAGATGACGCGGCTAATGCGGTGATGCCAATGATAGAAACTATGCATAATAAGTTAGATTCTCTATTGGATATGGACACGTATCTAACTAAAGAGCAACAAGCGATGTTTCCAGAAGGTGTGCTGAGCTTATTGACTAACACGGCCATAAATGGTCTACTAGGGGATAAGAATGATGCTTTAAAGATGTTACTGATGGAGTGCGGATACATATACGATACGGGCGACATAAGCGTAGATGGGTATCTAAAAAGCTTAAAAGCTTACTTATATGGCACGCTGTATATGTTAAAACAGATGATATTAGGAGGGCAGTGTAGTGCTGTGAATATACTATATACAGGTATGATGTCAGCTGTGAAGAATAACACAGGAGTCTACGTATATACTGAAGATAGACCAAACGGCATAGCTGGTGTAGATTATACTGAACATTATGTGAATGACGACGGACATATATTCAGATACTATGACGACAGTGATGTTGACCACACTATACCGCTAAAAGAAAAAGATGTCACTAATATATTTGCTATGGCGATACCAGCCATATTGCACGACGACGACCTTACTCCTAATATAGAGACACTTAAAGGATCTATGAGTCTATATGATAAACTATATAAGAGAGACGACATAGTGGTTAGTAAACCCCCTAACATATCCGTAGTAGTTAACAAATACGCTAGTAACATAGTTATTCCCATTAATACTATAGATGAGGCTACTACTGTGATTAGAGACAGTCTATCTGTGGTGAATGGCGTGATGGTTGGTGAGCCAAGCGAACTCATCAATAAAGACCAGTACGGTAGAAAGAACTGTAACACTACTCCTATAGAGATATATTCTCTTTATAAGAATGGTTATGTGGTTGGTGAAAATAAACAGCTGACTATAGTTAAGGGTAAAGGCGCGCCTATGAAAAAAGCGTTATTGGGTAGAGAGATTAGGGACACCAACGGGGGTCTGGTAGGGTATGATGCTAAAACCATAAATACGGGGGATTACATAGACTATGATATGATAAACTTAATTATAAATGGAGATAGATAGGTGTCCCCTATCTATCTCCATTCTATCTAGCCATTGTTCCATCACCAGTGAATAAGCCACCAGTTAAAGCTTTAAGAGTGTCGCCACCTCTAGCCCCTATCAGTGTTGAGTTAGCGATAAGCCCTATGTTACTTTCAAGTCTAGCTAACTTCATTAATAGCTTAGGTTTAAAAAATCTATCTGTATATAAACTACGTCCACCTATAGTGGCTAAGTATCTATTAAACGGTGACGCGTCATTACTAGCCATAATGAAGCTACCAAATGTGGAAGAGTTTACTGGGGCAGCTAATACGTGACTTAAGTCAGCCACAGTGAATTCTATCTCTATATTGGTCACCTTACCATTCACAGTAAACCCATACCCACCATTACCTCTACGCACAGTGAATGATGTCACCATCGCTAGGTCAGATATCTGTCTGCCTCTGTTATGTACTCTCAATAGCGGAGGTGAGGTGTATGCCATATCGCCTATAGCTTTAGGTAACACAAGAGGCAACAAACAGCTCAACGGCACTATTATGTCTTGCACCCTGGATATGGTGTTACTATATGGCCCCCCTAATATAATTTTATAAGTCAATGTCTGATATTGAGCATTGGAGTCAGACCACATATGGTCATAACTCATTAGTCCATATCCTAGTAAAACAGTAAGTAAGTTACCGAATCCTCCAGTGAAACCATCTATAGCTCCAAGCATTAAGTCCTTAGTGGCATTAGTTACGGCTGTGGTCACAGCATTCATATTAAGGTCTGGTAAACTGAATCTAATGTCTCTTATACCCATACTGCCAGAGTTTATGAGTCCCTCACCCATAACTGGTTGTGTATCATTACTGAATGACTCTGATAGGGTTTTAGTGTGTTCTACTGAAAAGGATACTGTAGATCCACCTGTAGCTAAGACCGATTTAAGGGTATTAACCACATTTTCCCAATAGTTTGATAAGTTATTTGAATCATCAGTTGTTGGTCTTTTTGAGGTGTCTTCATTATTTTTTGGTGCGGCGGTGGCACCTTCGGTAGTACTTTCAATCTTATTTAAAATCTCGTCAGTTGCATATGCGTTAAATCCCTCCTTCCTTATTGTCACAGTAGGGGACTCCTTCAAAGTATCTATTTTATCCACGTCACCATAGTTTACATTCTCATAGCTGTCAACTATACTATTTAATGTCTTCGTATCATCAGTCTCCTCTGCCGCAGCAAGTAACGCTGCATTCTCCTTTTCTACTATTGTTTGTAGTTTTTTAGTTGTCCTACTTACTAGGGATAAAATATCTATACTACCATCTTGAAATACCCCATTCTTCCCATCAAATAGACCTTTATACAACCTATCTAATCCGACCCTATCTGCCTGTTGTTCTCGTGTACCTTTTTCACGAGATTGTTTGTCTTTAATAGTCCCAAGAGCTGCATCATATGCATTGGTTATTAAGTCATCTACATCATATTTGGTGTTTTCGGCAAGGGGTTTCGTATTATAAGACAATAACTCTTCCGAATACAATCCCTCTTCTGTATACAATATAGTGGCTATATTGTTTACTGTAGACCAGTATACGTGCATATCTGGTTTATGTGTATAGAATCTAGGACTACCAGCCATTGACATGATCTGCTTAACCCCTTTGGCTGCTAATATGTACAGTGCTCTCCAGGCGAAGAAATAAAATGATGCCGCAACCCCCACACCTAACCCAGCGGTATATGCTGTACCAGGTAGCCTACCCTCATTAGCAACAATTTGGTCTGTTATATTAACACTGTTTGTGAGATAAGATACTATGTTCTTAAATTTAGGAACACCAGTCTCTAGTGTAAGTATCTCCATGTTATCGTCTATCATAGTAGACCATATTTCTCCCTGACCTAACTCTCTCACGTCGCTAAGTACACTCATCTTAGATACACTAATGTTGCCACCTCTACCCTTACTTGGGACATCGCAGATTGCGTTCCATTGGTATGGGGGGTTAACAACGATATGACCCCCGATAGATGAGTCGCCAACTTTACTGAAAGCAGTGCCTGTACTCATAACTACATCCCTATAGGTAGCATCCACATCTCTTATTTTTACTAAAAATGGAGTATCTATCCACAAATAGTCATCCTCATCACCTATACCTAAGTACTGCGAGTTATCAACCGTGTCATCTATCTGCTCGTGCTCTCCTGGTATAACTATGTTTGACTTTGCTAACGCCTTGTATTTATCAGTTGACATATATATTCCTTATTATTATCTGACAGTGAGGTGCTTAAAGCACCTCACTAGTCCAATGTTTTTTACCACACCCGCTTAACGAGCATTTGGATATAATCTTTTTTATATTATCGTCGAAACCGCTCGAGTTTTCCACGTCCCACTCTAAGTATTCCTTTAAGAATACATTGTTCGGTTTCTCTACATATAGATCATCAACAAAAAAATTGAATGACGACTCACTACCCATAGTGTGTCCCTTGGTGGCATATTTAATGCCTGGTTCATATACTAAGTCAAATGTTATTATGTACCTGAGGTACCTAACAATCTCTCCATTGACTATCTTTTGTTCAAACATATATCTGCCTGAAAAGATAGCATCAGCAAACTCATTATTTATGGCTCCATCTAACACAGAGGCTAGCTCACCATGTGGCTTAACCCAGCCCTGTATAATGTAAATATTAGGTTTACCTTCCTCGTGTTTATCTGTTGGCAATAGGCTTATGTCTTTAAAAATACCACAAGTTCTTTTTTCAGCTATGGAGGTGAATCTCATTTTAAAATTTTCTATAGTTTCACAGTTCTCCCTAATTGGGTGTCCATTCTCAGCCTTTAGCTGACCTCGCTTGACTCTTTCTGTGAACTCGCTACTGGCTAAAAATATCTTTTTTACCTCTTCAGTCGCATCGTAATAGATACCCCTACTGTTGAAAACATTTAAAGCACCTAAATTAACTTTGTAGTAACCGTGTTGGTCTTTTTCTAATGGTCCATTAGCGTGTAGATTACTAGTTGTTATAGTTATTATCGCTGACACTGTATCTCCTTGTTATAGCAGTAGTAAAGACTCTATATCTGTTTGGTTTAGATTTTCTTTACCCATTATTTCTATTAAGCCGTCCATTAGATAATTCCCTGTTAATACACCAGCGTTAGTTGGTACATTCAGTACATCAGAAATACCTATCGGCTCATACTCATCGTGGGTAATCAACTGCCTACCCATTTGTCTAGAGTATAGTGAACCATCTTTAGATTTAGACGAAAGTGCCTCTAATATCTCAAAAGGGGTTGTGTTATTGGCTATGTCGCTATCAGTAAACTTTTTTACTTTACTAAATAAGTCAACCAAATCAGAGTACCATAGATACCAAGGTCTATTCTTAGTTAAAATAAACTCCTCTACTGCTTCAAAAACATTAGAGTTGCTTTTTAAAACACTTCTCTCGGTCAATAACCTAGACCCTTTTATAAATCTCAGTAATAAATATTCCTTTTTATCCATAAACACGTTCTCTATAGATATAGGTTCTAATTGACCCTTAGCAGGTATGTTGATTAACCCGTATGTTTTATTATCTTCTGTAAAGACAGCTAAGACCAAAAGAGTACTAACGCCGACCATTACTTCAGCCAAACCAGACTCGATATATCTGTAAGGTATGTATACGTTTAAATTTTCTTTAGCACGTATCTCTTGCCCAACCATCTCTACCTTAGAGTGTAATAGGGCATTATCCCTTTTGATAGAAGTAATGTCTATAGTTACCATACCTTATCCACTCTCTTTAGCATCTCGACTTGTCTGATGACATAATTACTTACCAACTCACAGATAGTCAACGTTAAAACTATTTGGTCGTTAACTGGGTTAGCTTGACCATTAGTATCTTCCATCACATAATTTCTGTATTTTTTAATATACGTTAAGAATGTCTTATAGTTTGTTTTGGCATAAAAACAATCGCTAAATAAACGCTCCACACCATCCTCATAATTTAATAATTCTTGATGTCCAATGTTATTTATATAGTTAAAATCTACAGGTAAATCAAACTCATCTACTATCTCTTGTGCCAAATCAGTATATAAAATTTCTATAGCTTTTATCTTTTTATTCTCATTTTTTATCCTATCTGCGGCCGTCCTCAAAGAGAGGTGGGTTAGCCAGGTGTTTATATACATCTCTTTCTTATCTAACATAGTATCAATATTCGCTACAGTGACATCACTCAAAGCCGCACCAAATAATGACTCTGGTGTCCCCCCATTTATAACGTACGTGATGTAAAGAGATTCTAGAACAACTATGTTGTTAGCTGTTTTTCTATTGTTACTTAAAAACAATAGTTTATTTTTCTCAACCCCGTCAATAAAGTTGACGTATCTAATAACCTCATCCACAGTTTTATTATATAGAGAACGTATGGTGTTAAAATAGTCATCTGTATTGGCTGGCACTGTTAATGCGTCACTCATATATGTTTCACTCATATACAAGAGTATAGCGAACAATATGAACACGTCATTCTTATTAGCGTTATTCAAGAGGTCTACTCTGAAAAGTAAATTATTTACATCATAGTTATTTATAGATGACCTAGCTATGTATGTATTATACACATATGATACTCTATCATTAGGCATCTTATCAATAAAATCCAATAACTCTTCCTTATACCCAAAAGAGAGTTCTGATATTCTTGTCTCAATAGACCCCTCGTCTGTACTAAAAGGGTAATGTAGTGATATAGGTTTACTCACCTCATTCACCTTAAAAGTATTAGGGTAGATCTCTCCCATACCTATCCCTATTCTGATGAATTTAGGTATTGATAAAGGGACTATGTCAACATATATGGGTTGAGTAGTCTCGTCTATTCTTTCTATCACATTAGTAATGCTTTTTTTAAGTGCAATTTGTTGTGGTATTACAACGTGTTTGTAAAAAATAATCTCTCTAATAATAGCGTTAGCTATATTATCAGTCACTATGTCCACTCTCTCGGTTGTGTTATCAGCCGTCCCATCAAAAAAAGCAGCGTAGAGTGGGGTGTTTGGTTTAAACCACGTAAGCGTGCCGTCTAAGCTATGTGCTATCTCTTTTACTATATCTGGATTCATCTTTTATTCTCCTTCATCTCTGCCAACTTTCTAGGTAAAACCACTCTTACAAAATTATACATCACATCCTCATAAACATCTTTATTTATAGATAAAGACACCCCTTCTATGTCTGGGCTATTTAACACTTTACGTGTTATTGTCTCCACCACGAAAGCGATTTTTTCACTAATCACCTCATTTTGAGTATTCTCTTTCATTTTTTATCCTTTTTATTAATGTTTCAAAGAACTATTTGCGAATAAGATAGTGGTCATTCATTTTTTTCTATTAAAATAGTCATTACATATTTTGATTGTACCATATTTCAATACATTATATGTTGTACCATATATGTACGGCGAATAAACAATCCTAGCGGCGAGTGACCTACTGGATGTAGTTGCCTCAATTAGTCTACCGTCTATTGTTCTATTTTCATCTCTAAAGACCCTACCAATAGTTGTCTTCAGCTGATTACCGAACACACCTTTATTACCAAAAAGCATGTCTGACACCACTTTGATGTAGATTTTTATCTCTATATTCCCCTCCAACATTGACACACCACGTATGGAGTAAGTCTGATCTACTTTGCCATTAAATTTACTATTATTATTTTCATAAGCTATTCTCTTATCAGAAGCCATAACTATCTTCTTGAGCGATTGATGCATGTCTGATAATTCACAATTATAATAAACTTTTATATCGACTACTTCTCCGTTTACACCAGCCATAGCTGTTGACCTTTTTATGTCACTTAAAATCTCTTGACTCTGTTTGGATAACTTATCATCAAATCCCTCACTTATTCTAGGGTATGATGTGATTATCTTCTGTGTAGACGTCACCATATCTCCTATCTTTATAAATATGTCTACAGCTTTGTCAATTGTGGCACTGTATGACTTAATGTGTATAAATTCTGACTCCAATTTTTTAGAAGCCTGCTTAGATATCGATGATGAGTCCTCAAAAGTTTCTTGAGACTCACTCAGTAGAGTGGTGAGTAACACTCCTGTTTTAATAGCCACTCTAGTTGAGTCAAAGAAGTCTGGCTCGAAAAAGACACCATCATATGATAAAACTTGACCTACCTTAAATCTGTCTCCTTTAGAGAGTGTGGACGTCTTTTGGTGCATATAAGTTCTTTCAGCCTCTTCCTTAGTCATCCATCTATTTAGGGGTATGGTTTCTTCTATCTTATCATTATATTTAACGTAAAGCGACTCGTCCGTTTTATCGACGACTACCCCATCTTTTTTTGCAGTGTATACGTACTTATCTGGCAATCTATAAATCATAGATAGGTCGTTCAACGTACGGATAGGGAGGACTATAGCATTCATCAATGGTACCAAGTGACCACTTTGGACAGACGTCATATTAGCCCTTTTACCTGCATCACTTAGAGAAAATGGCGCCTGTAACACAGTGGTAGAAAAGATAGATGACTCTGGAATATCTTTAAAATCAATAATGTCAGGTACTCCATATAAGTTTTTTAACATAGGTACAGCTGTTGTATAGGCGGTTACCCCTACATCTGACTTATCCCGCACGTTCTCGCTTATTATGCCTACATCATTTTCGTGATAAATTCTAGTACTCTCCACCATCGTTTGTTTATTACGACCCCCTTCTCCAGTATAAGAGACGTCTTCCATTATACGTATGGTTGAGAAAGGGTTTATGTCATCAATTGGGGCTGTGTTACTATCTTCACCTATTTTACCCCAAGCGCTCAATAGTCTGGTCCTGAATGGGACACCCATTAATAGGTGAGACTTATACGACATCACTAACTCTTTATAAACCATGCCTGATAACTTCTCGTTACCACGCAGTAACATACCCTGTATGTTATTAGGGTCAACAGCGTAGCCTGACACCAATAACTCTCCAGACCTTATGAGTAGTCCAATAAAGGTTGTGGGTTCTTTCAGTTTTTCCAATATGTTTTTAGTAATTGGATCTACATATAGGCTGAATAATAATCCTATCTCTATTATATGTCTTCTACTGCAACCAGCCGAATACATTAACCCAGCTGTGGTTGATTTAGTGTTCAGTGACGAGAAAGTCATTCCCTTTATGTGTTTAGCGTACATCGTAAAGCTACTCAATATCATTACGGATAACCTGTTTGTCTTTTTAAAAACAACCTTTTTATCCTCAAATGTTAATATGTATTCATCGAGTTGTGGAATGTATTTCTCTCTAGAGCCACACACAGTGTACTCTGCCTTTAACATTTTTATCAGCGCGTCGATACCCATATAGTGAGTTAACACCACGGCTATTGGTATCTCTTCTCTCAATACTTTAACTGTGGCATACTCATTAGGTGTATTAGATAAGTCTATATCTAAATGCTCTATTAATGACTTAGTTTCTGTTAGACCTTTAGGAGATGATATGAATAACTTACTATTTATATCCATCAGGAAGTAGTGCCCAGCACCATCAGCACCGCAGATTATATAACCAGGTTTCTCTATAGTGGAGAGTGTATCGTTATTCAGTAATATCTGTTTCCTTTTTTTATAGTTAAAGTTAAAGTAGTTATTACCTTTCTTAATAGAACTAATGTGTCTACCTACTAATGTATAATCTGCAGGTAAGTGTACATCGTAGATATCTGAGTTACCATATACTAAGAGGGATATGTCACTATTTTCTATCTCGGTTAATGATTTTAGCTGGCTGTAAATATAATGACTAGCATCACCAATTTTATATCTAGCCTTAGTAACAGTCAGTTTACCGTAATAACTACTAAGCCCCACTATATTTGGTCTAATCTTTTTTATAGGTATGTCCTGTCTTTGCATACGACTATTGTAATGTGTGCCTGACATTTTGAACGTACCATCTTCTTTAAAGTTAGGCATACGCACCTTTATCGTACTCTGTTTACCATCAGGAGTTACCACAGTAGCTACATGGTCGGTCTGACCACCTAAGATGTTATCCTCTGTTATTGTTTCTACGTTTTTCACTATCACTCCTGCTTTTTGGAAGTTATAAAAAACAGCCAACATGTGCTTAGAATAAATCTCTTTCTGGTACTTCTTACGCATAGTCACGAGAGTATTCCTAAAATAACTTTTATCTTCCACAACATCAGTATATGGTGTAACTATTTCTTCGTCACTTAGTGTCATATCTTCTATTGTAACATTGAATGACTCTGGTATTTTGTTTTTTGCTTGTTCAAGTAGAGCATCTTTAAGTTTATGATGATGAGTGTCTGTGATAGTGTTAAACTCTAATAGTGCGTCAGTAAATGTGTCTACTTCTTCTAAATAACCATTAGACTCTTCGTTCAATAGTTTACTCATAACGGGGGTAATCTCTGTGAGTTCTATCTCAGTTATCTCTTCTATTTCTTTTTCATTCTTTATAGTTTCGTCTTCTAGTTCTTTCTCTATTTCCTCTTTAGTTAGTCGGTCTGATGCTGATGTTTTTTTTTCCTCGCTAATTTTGTCAGACGATGACGCCACCCTATGAAGATATAGTAAAAACGCCTTTTGGGCCAATGTCTTATTACCTATTTTTATACTACCCTCAGATTTTAGTAGTATGGGTTTATTATCACTGTTTATGGTGTATAAATCAACCACTTTAAATAAAGAAAACTTATCTCCAAAACTAAATAAAAAAGACACATCTTCCATCTTATCTAAGGCTAAGTTAGAAAAAGCCGACTCATCCCCGCCTACCCACTTTATTAATTCAAATATGACTATTGAGTTTTTATCTTTTAAAGCGTCCACTACCCTATAATCTTTTTTAGAATATAGATTAGAGATAACAGTGTAACTAGGTATTAGAGGTGGTATAGGTATTTCTATGTATATGTGTCGGCTGTATGTCACAGCCTCATTGATACTATACGTCATTGTTTCAATTTGATTCATTATTTTGTTATATGGAGTATTCGCACTTGACCCGTATCTATATGCACTATTTAACAAACTATTGTTTATAAAGACCAATGTATTTTGTGGTGCTCTTTTTATCTTATCGGCGTCTAATGCGAATTCAAAGCTAATGCCACTTTTTTTATACTCCATAAGTGCCCTATCAAAACCAGTTTTTACATATACTGGATTACCGCGAGGTGCCGCATTGCCGTATGTCTTAGTGTTAAAAACCATCACATTGTTATTCTTTACAAAAATACCAGAATCAGACGGTTCTGCTTCTGAAAATGGGTCAGCTATCTCTGTGTATATAGATAAACGCGGTAATACTAAATCTTTCAGTTCTATTATATGCGGGTTTCTCAACCTAGCTTGTGAATATACCCCAACCCTTTGTTGTAGTTCTTTATGTGTCGCCATCGTTGTCTCCTGTTAGTTAAGTTTACTATGTTTAATAGTATTTTTTAGTCATGGCTGCCGCTACATATTCAGAAACGTTATCGCACGGCGATTGTAATGGAGTACCATCAGCTGAAACGAAGTTACCAACGTTATCCAATATAGCCTCTATCTCTTCTTGAGCCTGATTAGTCATCAAGAAAATAACATTCTCCTTATCGCCGTCAAAGTCTGCCCCTAACCCCTCCAGCTTAGTATAGTGTGGTGACATAGTGTTTATCCAAGTACCAGTGCCTGGATAATTCTTCACTCCTACCCCATCGATTTGAGGTATATCTTTAGAGTGTATTGTTTTCTTTTTAGCGTCAGTGGTGGTTAAAACCCAAGTTTTACTTAAATATATACTACGCTCACCTGTGATTGGATACCTAGTATTCGTATTAAACTTAGGTGTGCCGCTGACAGCTATGTAAAACATTTCGCCGTATGTGATTGGTCTTAACTCTTCTTTATCCTCCACATCATCGCAATTCACTATTAGCTCTACGGTATCTGCTTTATTGCGTACCATACACACATACCCACCTCCTATTGACACTGGATAGTTTTTCATATTATCGTCTATTAGTTTAACGAGAGTTCTCTCTATACCATCCACCGTAAACCATCTATCTCTCTCCTCATTCTTAATTTCTATAGATGTTCTCTTATATGTCTTTGGGTCTATTATAGTAACAACATTACTAAACCCGCTGAATATATTAGACATAAACATATCATTAAGGTTTTTCCTAACAAACGGTGATAATCCATTCATAGTCTGGTAAAGACCAATCATCGTGTGGTCTATATTCGGGAAGTCATCAGTGTTATCCAGGTCTTCTATTAAATATGGGTTACCTGTGATTACGTTCCTAGTAGAATACTCTATGCCTCTCTTATACCAGTTGCCTAATAAAAATTTATTCTTGCCATCCAATAGTGTCATTATATAGTTATAGACAGCATTTACGTTAGTTTGTAATTTTAATCTAGTTCTATCCATAACTGGCGTATTTAGAACTTTCTCATCTATATTAAAGAGTAGGTTAGCTGTGTTTAATACGCTCCTATATAGGTCGTTTATTTCATCTTCAGTGTGTGTACCACTCTCTGATAGTTCATAATCCCTAAGTCCTGCTGGAGAAACATATAGGTATTTAAAAGTCACTTCTCCGTCTAACTCCTTTAGACTATCTATGTCTCTACCCATTTGTCTTTCCAATAAGTCTATTTTTTTATTTCTCTTTTTTGCAGTATTTCTCTGTGGTCTTAGCTCGTGGAGGTGCCTTAAAAAAAAAGTATATCCAGTCTCACCGTGAACTTGGTCTGTTGGCTCAAAAGACTTGGTTTCTGTATTGAATATAGCATAAGATTTGCCCTCCATTATTTTAATGTGTAGTTCAGCTAAATCCACTAATATATCAAATATCAATGGATGTATCACCGCGACATTCAATGATATATAGCCAAAGGCGGTTACCCTATTTTCTGTACCAGGCACTCCAAATATAGTCTTGGAGTATAACCCTTTATCATCAAAACTTCTACCGCTAGCATCAAATATGTTAGGGGTCTCTATTTTACCTAAGTTATATATGTCTTCTTTCGTGGGGAGTAACAGTGTGGGGGATATTACACGCGGAGTCTTCATTTCTTTCCTTTGAATAGTTATTACTCAAAAAAAGAATGTGAAAGGATTAAAGATGGATAGAGATGAGTTCGCTGAGATAGATGATTTAGATATAGGATTTAAAAGCAATATAGATGAGAAAAGCAGTAGACTACATGGTGACGAGGACACCCCTATACGGAACATAGCTAATGAGTTTATAGGTGGGGCTATAGAAGAGGTAACTGATAATAAAGTCGGCACTATTAAGAGAGCTGTAGATAAAGTATTTACATCATTTGGGGGAGAAGAAGCTGCTGTAACTAAGGATATATATAACCATATAGTGGACGAAGTAAGTATAGCTAAGAATGAGATAGGGGCAGCTGCGGCACCTACGTTACGGCACTATAGTAATAAATTCGGCGAAGAGACCATGGGCCGTAGGGTTATTGATTCGATATCTGAGTTTTTTGGAGTTCATGACAACGATGGTAGCACAAGTGAAGAGGCAGACCCAGCTCTGGAGCTAGTGAATGATTTGTTTAAAACAACCACGAATAGATCTATACCTAAGAGTATGAATAGTGTTAATAAAGGTACTGCCATAAACACGGCTATAACATCATTAGCTGTTGATAGCATAGATAAATTTCATAGACAATATACTCTCACTTTCTATAAAAAGTCTTTAGAGCTACAATACAGATTACTACTCTTAACTGGTTTACAAAAAGATATGTTGGATAGAAAACTAGAGAACATAACTACAGCTTTAGTGGCAATAAGCACAAACACATCCTTACCTGAATACGCTAAACTACGTACGTTTACGGCGATTAGAGCTAACGTAAGAAATAAAGCTATAGAATCTATTACATCCTCATTTTTCAATATAAGTGATACGATGGAGCAGTTCAAAAACTCAATCCGTCTGAAATTTAGAAATATAATAAATATGTTTAAGAGTGGCATATCTATTGAACGAGATAGTAGAGAGCTTTCATCTATGGGTGAGGAGTTAGGGATAAGCTCATATAACTTAGGGGGTAGTACTTTAGTTGGTGAAGCTATAGAGGGCGTCAGCGATCATATAGGTGAAAAACTTAGTAAGACCAGAGGCGGTAAAAGAATAAAAGACTATATCGGTAACGTAGCTAGTGACCCATATGGGTATCTAAAGGATGTACACAGTGAGAGTACTGGGGTTAAAAGATTTATCTCAGGTGCGGCTGCTAATATAATTAGACCTACTTATGCTGGTTTCGCTGATAGAACACATATAGATGTAGACGATGCTGGAACTGTCGCACTATATACTAATAGAACAGATAACGCTATTACAGACCTAATACCATCATACCTATCATCTATAGACGCCACAGTCAGGTCAATATATCTCAGTATGACTCAAGACCCTGACAATCTTAATATGGTTAGAGATGTGGACAGCGAAATAAGCTTAAACCAACGATATTATGATTATGACTCTAAGAGATTAAAGAGCGGTGTAGAAGTTAAGGATGACATAGAAAGATTGTTTAATGTGGAGTTAGAGAAGAGGGGAGCTATAAGTCAGGTAGATAGGTTAGTAAAAGCATTAAACTCTACTGAAGGTATGAAAGAGAGAGAGAAGATTACTGGTAAAGAAGCAGCTGATATAAGCGGTGAACTATATGACTTTATAAAAGATAGTAATAATATAGATGCTATTTCTGGCAGTAACACATATAATCAGTTAGACGAATTTTATGGAGCACTATCTCCTAAATTAGCTAAAAAGCTAAAGAAGAGAATGAGGAACTACGTAGGTGATGTTGGCGATGGTGGGTTGGGTGAAAAAAGAAACCACATACGCTCTATCATTAAGATGTTTACAAAATCTATACCAGACCCTATGGATATAATAGAAGACCTTGTTAATAAAGGTAATATACGACATTTAATAGATTTGGGTATATTAAAATTTGACTCAGACTATGGTACATATGCGTTAGATAAAGAGGTATATTCAGATATTATAAGAAGACAGTTAAGAACTGTGGATAAGTATGTTGATAGTGGAGAATCAGCCATAGATAGACACGAAAAGTTGAATAGGGACATAAGTGCTGGGGAAATGCACTCCTTTACAGACGGATCGCTTACAGATACTGCTATAGGCAGAGTAATAAATAAAACAAACGTTGTCAAGAAAAGTGCCGTTTCTGAGGACACGACACAAGGTGTAGAAGAGACTAACACTACTGGTTTAAAGAAAAAGAAGAATAACCCAATTAAAGATTTTATTAAAGGCAGCACAGCTAACTATGCGGATGTTACTCTACCTAAAAACCTTAGTCTATCCAATATGCCGTTTGGATTAGAGTCAATCACTGATGTGTTTAGGACCACAGGTGTGTTAGCTCTGACTATCCCTGACTTTTTTAAAAAACTAAAGAAGACACATAGTGTTATCCAGAAAGAAATAAAACGTGATAAAGAGGTACCAGAAGTAAAAGAAAAACCATTTTATAGTAAATTTATTAGTAAAGTTAAAAAGTACAAGAAAAAAGTAAATAAAAAAATAAATAAGTATGTGGACTATATAGAGGATAAAAAAGCAGACGCAGACCATGCAGCTGGGAAGTTAATGGATAAATACATTACCCCACACGTCGGGTTAACTAGAAAAATAGCTAAAAAAGTTCTTAATAAGAAAGAAGTATTGACAGATAAATACCGTGAAGGTCGTGACTATCTGGGTAGAGCTATTTATCCTAAACTTTTACGTGGTAGCCGCACGGTTGATGATATCTATGACAAAGGTTCAACTATAGGCGGTGAGTTATATCATAAATACTATGGGTTAGGAGACAGACACATATCTCCTCTTGTATTGCGTGGTAAAGCTCTCACTACTGATATAGTTAATAAAACTAAAAAAGACATACAGAACACAAAAGGACATATAGTAGATGGTATTTCAAATGTCAATAGACGAATTAAAAATATATCTATTAGAGGTCTAACTGGTGGTGCTGGTAACTATAAAAAGAATTTACCTATAGTGAGCGAAAGTGGTTATGGTAACTCTGGTTCCACAGCTTTTTCTGGCACACCTATACATCGTGTCAATGATGAGGTGGTTATAAGTATAGATGCATCCGATCCCATAGCCGAGGAGACTCTAGGGGTGATGAGTGGTGTCCACACAGATACATCATCGTTAGAAAAGAATGTCTCGGACATACGGGGGTTCTTGTTCAAGATGTATAAATTAACTGGTTTCTTTAAGGGTAAATCTAAGCCAGATGAAGACAACGAAGTCATTGGTGGAAAAACTAACTTAATTAATAGACTTTTTATCAAAACCCATAAACCAGCTGAACTCAAGCTTAACAAGCATGGTCTCCCTGTAAAAGATAACAACATAGAAGACACCTCACTGATAGGACATTTAATCGGTAAAGAAAATTACGAATTAGTTAGTATAAAATTTGGTAAATTGAAAGACCAAATTAAAACATTTCTGAGCGTTGAAACTGTAAAAGGGCTATTGGAGGGTAAAGAGACAAAAGATAAAGATGCTGGTGATGTCAAAGGTAAAGCCACCTCTACTATTGTGAAAGACATACTCAACAGTCCAGTATTTGCTGGTGTAGTGGCCGCGTTGATGACCAAGAGAGTTCTAGGCGATAAGAGTACACTTGACCCCTTGAATTCTAAACAAAAGAGACGAGCTGATACAATAGAGGCTGTGAGTTTAAGTAAAAATGGGTGGGTAAGTCATCACCTTTCAAGTCTAAAAGATAAGAAGACTCTATTAGAAGACCGTATAAATAAAGAGGAAGCTAAAAAGTTCCCGAACGAAGCTACCATTACTTCTAGTAGAATGGAATTAGAAGAGATAGAAGACAATATAGCTATCGAGAATAAAAGGGTTCTAGGTATTAAAAAATCCAATAAGACCTCAACACTCCGTAACATCTTTAAACAGAAGCGTGGGGTACGTACTGGTTTCACAGAAAAATATAAAGATGCCTATAGCGGTGAAATATCTTTAACTGATGAAGAACTCAAAGCCGAAAAGAAGAAAGCAGAGACCGAGTTAAAAAAAGCTCGTGAGTACTTTGCACTATATAGCGATAAAAATAAAATAAAACCTAAGATAGATAAGATAAACAAGGTCATAGATGCGTATAAAATGGAGCTGAAAAGACCAGACCTAACAGCTGAAAAAAAAGAAGACGCTACGCTGAAAATAAAAGAACAAGAAGATAAGAAAAAAGACCTAACAGATATAAAAAAAGCATCTACGTTGGAAGACTATGGCATACTGCATGAGAAAATATTTAAGTCTGATATTAACAGTATGAAAAATAAACTCAAGAAGATTAATGACGCCGAGGCTTTACAAAAAGAAGATAAAAAACTATCATTAGCTATAGAACTAGGAGATGAAGCTACGGTAGATGAAAAAATACGTACAGTAAAAATAGGCATTAAAGGTTATGCGAGTAGAATAGTAAAAATTGATAAACTTACAGCTACCCATAGGAGAGAGCTAACCGCAACTAAAGGTGCTAAACGTAAAGAAGAGCTCAATGTAAAGATTAAAGGTCTTAACGCGCAACGTGTGGATTTGGTCAAATTAAAAGAAGCTAAAGATGAAGAACTAACGTTACTAAACGACGTCAAGAGAGACTTAGTTCCTATATTAACTATGAGTAAAGTGAAAGAAGCTGAGAGTGAGTATATACAATCACACGGTAACACAATTAAAGATAAGACATTTATTGGTAGACAACTAGTGAAGTTTAATGTAAATAGACATAGAGAAGGAACCAGAAAGAAGTTAGAGAAAATCTATTTAGAAAATGAAAAAAAGAGACATGAGAAGAATCTAGAAATAAGCACGTTACAGGCAGAGATAAATACTGGAACACTCACTCCTGCGGCTACAGCTGCGGCCACTGCACGAATAGCTAGATTGACGACTGAAGTGAGCGCTATACCTGATGTGTTTAACGAGATCGACAGCTCTACTACTAGACAACGCACTAGTGTATTTAGACGACTATTTCTGGGTGGTCAAAGTAGTAAAAAAGAGTTTGGAGACAGTTTTGGTAACACAGACGTCCTCGTTAAAACACATGAAGGAGTAGTAGATATTGAGCGATTAAGTGGGGATAGTCCTTTAAGAACCACTAACCACGCTATAACATCAGCTTTAACTAAGTGGCCAAGCGATAGAGATATACCTACCAACACGGCAGATATAAATAAACAATTAATTGTTCTACGCGAAATAAAAGCAAATAGTGCATCAATGTTGGCTTCCCGTTCAACTGAGCTACGGTTACCTATCACTAATGGACATAGGAAACAGGTACTTAGGGAAGAAATAAAGTATATAAAAGATATTGATGGTCTTATAAGACGATATGAGGCAGGACTGGAGCGCACCACAAGGACAACCGAAAATGTCGCGGCAAAACTTACTGGTGTCAATACAGCTACAACAGAACATGACGTAGATACCGCTTTAGCCCCAACGACCACTTCTATTGATAACTCGAATACTTCTGCTGTAAGACTTAGCTGGAATAATATGCAAGACTTTTTTAAGAGAACACTACGGGGTATGGGCGAAAATCCACGAGTTGGCTTCAATCTACTGATGGGTGACTTCAGACGGACTAGGATTGTAGACGGTGAGAGAAAAAATTTCATTGAGCGGTTAGGTATAATGAGCTTGGGGTTATTAGGTAATATAGCCTCACGTCTAAATAGAGGTAACGAGGAAGATGGCGATAATAAGAGTTTCTTATTAAAAGCTGGCAATATGATTAAAAACGCTATCAGTGGGTTAGGGGATATTTTAAAGGGAAGCGTGACAATGTTAGGGAGATTAATAACTGGTGGTATCGGGGCTATAGGTAGCTTGGGGCCTATTGGTACTCGTGTAGGACTAGCTGCAACTTTGGCACTACCTATTTTATATTATGGGCGTAGCATAGCAGAAGGCATAGGTGATGGAGTGAGTTGGGCGTGGAATGGAATAGTAGGAGACGACGAGGACGCACCCGTAACCACAGAACAAGCCCCAATGATTGTTCCATCTCAAGGACCCAATAGTGAGACTGAGGGACAAACAAGTCCAACTGTGTCTACGCCTTACACATATACGGCTAGAGTACAAGAAAATATGAATAAGCTGTTAACCTCCGATGAAGAGCCAGTAAAAAAACCAGAGTCTGTGAAAAAAGATAACCCTGCACCTATAAACGTAGATGCTGTGAAACCTCAGCCCACAGTTTCGAAGGATGTGGTATCAGAGGCACCTATTAACAGTGAACACGCCACAAAAACTATTGTAACACCTGCTATGACTACTGCTGAACGTTGGGCAAATATAAATGCTTTGCATGGTAAAATAGACACCACTACTGTGGATAAAACTGTTCCTGATGAGAATACTACAGGTGATGATATCACAGCAAGAGCAATAAATATAGTCTCTGGTGTAGTTCCGTCTAAAACAGACACATTCGCAGCTGTAGACCAGGTCATAGACGTAAAGAAAATATTATTGGATATACAGGCGACTATGGAGGCTTTGCAGAGTAAAATAAACACCGCTATTATGGATAAAAATACCACCAATAGTGTGCCAGGTGCCATAGGGCCTGTCGCCATAGATACGCAAAGTGCAGAAGATAGAACACATAGCCATGCCGACAATATCCTTAAGGCTGTGGAACTAAAACCAATAGGTGACCGCGACATATTTAGATTACTCTCAGCAGACACTGCATATAAAACACCCTGGCCAAATATGACTGATATATTTAAAAGTAAATCGGAAACTGCGTCACCACTATTTGTGCAAAAAGAAGTGTCCCCAGTGAAAACAATTGACGACGATAATAATCGAACTATAGATCCTATAAGAACTATGGCTGAACCAATACCTTCAATAGATAAGAGTTCCTCTATTAACGGATCAGTCGGAAATATAAATACTATACAAGAAGGAGCTAACCCATATATAGCGTATAATATAAGGGATAGTGTTATTAATATACTGAATAAAGGTAAAGGTGTAAACCTTACCGCGTCTAATAATGATTCGGTCTTGATTGGGGCAGATGATGCCACAGATATGGATAAGAATGTGTTTGCAGATAGTAATGGAACTACTTCAGCCACTGGACAGACTATTAGTAGGTTACCATTTAAAAGTAAACCTGTCACCGCACCTATAGTTAAAAAAGAGGGTATACTAGGACTGGTGGGCAAACATATGGATGACGCTTTTACTGCATCTGAGAATAATAACTTAATTAACGTAACTGAAGTACGTGAAGTACTTAAGCTATTGCCTATAGCTGTGAGTCCTAGTACCGATAGACGCATAGTGTCAGCAACGTTGATAAACACCGCTATATTATCTCGGGTCAGAAAGATTCACCCTAACATAAACTTAACAAGAATTAAGTTAAGAACTTTAGATAGCAACGTCCATTTTAACCTGAGAGAAGCTAATACACTAGGGAACATAACACCTATATTAGGGGAACTATTTAAAACGACGATATTAGTGATATATTCCATAGGTACCGCTAATATTAAGAAGATGTTAAAAATGCGTGATACCACTAAACCAGGTGACATATTCGAAAAAGTAGCTAAGGTAATATTAATTGGGATGCTCTCCAGCTATTACTCCCAAACAGGAGACATCAACGATGAGGGTGTTCTTAAATTAGCAACAGCTGAATACACTGGTGAGATATTAAAGATTGCCAGTGATTTATTTGGAAAGAAAGTAAAAGAAACGCAAAATATTGAGTCAGGTGTAGCGTATAGGGAACCTAATGTTAAGGTTGATGGAAATGGGACAAATAGAAGAGGTGATACTCCAAATGGGAGTGGCGGGTACCAGCATCCTAACCAAGAGGAGCCAATAAATGAGAGTGAGGACATATATGACGGTGCATTAGCTGCAGGCGGTATTCTTGGGCTTGGATTATATGCTGCTAGAAATATAATTAGACGACCAATACGTGGTGGTGGGATTAGGGGTAGGTTAATTGGTGCTGGTGTAGCAGCTGCGGGGTTAGCTGGTACGGCTGTAGCTGATGAACAACCAATGGGATACACACCTACAGAGTTTAAACATAAACCTAACACGCCAGCTGAGAACGATAGATCATATGGTGATATGTTGGTTGATGCGGTTGAATATGTTTATGATGGCGTAGTCGGCATCACTAGTTGGCTATACGATGCTGCGATGGATGTTTTAAACACTGGTATATCACACCTAGGTAGCGAGTTGAAGGCCGAAGAAGTGTTAGACTATATGGTTGGGACAATAACTGGGTTATTCGCGGTTAAGAAATTTAAGGGCATTGTAAGGGCAGCTGGTGGTTGGTCTGTTATAGGTCAAGGCATAAAAGATACTATAAAGGGAAGTAGTGTGTTTATGAAAGGTTTAATGATATTAGGGGTGGGTGATGCTATAGTTAGAATATCGGAAGGTGACTTAATTGGAGGAGGTTTAGTGTTAGTAGGGGAGACTTTAATGTTAGTGCCAATACTACCTATTAAACTTTTGGGGGGTGGGTTAATCGGACTATCTATGGTACGGGATTATCTAAACGAGGGTAAAGACCTTAATAAACTAACGGAGAATTCCGACCCTAGGGGAATAGCTAAATTAGACCAAGAGTATACACCTAAATTGTCTGGTCTATCTGGTATGATGGAAAAGACAGCGGTGGATGCAATGACGTTTATAGCCAGCGCTTATAACACCATATCTCCAAAAACTGAAAGTCCCAAAGTGGGTGTAGAGTCTGAAGATAGGTTTAAAGCACCTCTTATTCCTCACACACGTAGCGACACGCCTGTAACGTTAGACACCAACGCACTTGGAGCGTTATCTCACAAGTTTGAGGCTAAAGATACAGGAACAGTGTCGACTGGTAGAGATAGAGGCAATATATCGTATGGTTCATGGCAGATAACATCGGCTAAGAATAAGCACGGACGAAGTAACATAGAAGACTTCTTAAGTACATCTAAGTATGGTAAAGAATTTGACGGGTTAAAGATTAACTCTAGTGAGTTTATAGCTAAGTGGAAAGAGATAGCTAAACGTGAACCAGAAGCTTTTAGAGCTGATCAACACGCGTGGATTAAGAGAACGCTCTATACCCCGTTACTTAATAAGGTAAAAAAGCAGTACGGAATAGATCTAAACAGTGAGAACAGAGCTATACAAGAAGCTCTGTGGTCAGCCTCTGTACAGCACGGTGGGGCGTTCCTAATATTCAAAGATACTATGAACGCTGGGGCAAACATAAAGGACGTTCCTGAGTTCTTGACAGCATTCTATGGCGCTAGAAACAAGTACGCGCAGAAGGCTGGCACTGATGACGCTGTTAGATATAAGAAGGAACTAGCTGCCGCCATTTCAATATATAAGGATGGTGGGGCGCGACAACCTATAGAGCAGGTAAAAACATCAGAGCAGGCAGAAACACTAGGCCAGGCAGAAGCATCAGATCAGGCAAAAACATTAAAGTCTGGAGGCATGTCAGTTATTAGAAATACTGAAAATAACGAAACTGGTCTTGCTGGTATCGGCGGCACCACAGGAGCGTCAACTCCGTCGTCATCAATTGTTAACAGTAACATACAGGTAGTAGATGATGTTGCACCAACATATGGTAGGGGTGTTAGTAAAACTACCACCACATCCAGCGTGGGTACAGTAAATAACCCTATAACCCCAACTGATAAAAACGCCTCGAAGACTGTCGAACTGTTAGCAACAGCTACAGAACATCTAGGAAATATATCTAAAAAAGAAGATAGAGGAACCAATATAGAGAACGAATTAAAAAATATCTCTAGTATTATGGGTAAGCTTCTATCTGTAATGGAAAAACAGGTGACGTTACCGCAGGCGTATACAGAAAAAAATAACTCCAAACAGCCTCATTACAGAGATGCAGCTGGGCGTGTCATAGATAACAACTCAAGAGTATAGATACAATGACGGGTAACCGTCATTGTATCTTTTTCACTCCGCTGTGTTCCCAATAAAGGATTATTAACCCTACCACGTTTATGGGAATAGTATAATCCCGCTCATGTACCATATATTGGTCTGTACTCTCTTTTGAGAAAAGAGGTGTGGAGACGTAAGTCTTGTTTGCTCTTTTTTCATATATCATTTTTGGTTGTATCTGTAAACTATCGACAATGTGAGTCCAATTAACTTCTCTCATCATTAATCTACTATATAACTTTAACGAAAAATCAAATAGAATACTTTCCACATAGATGTCCCCCATCTTTTTATTACATATAGCTTTAATGGTATTTTTACCACTCTCTGTGTATATTGTGCTGAAATTTAAGACACATATTTTATCTAAAAATTTTGTAATTAATTCGGCGTTTACATAAGAGGCTTTAACACCATATAAGCTCTCTTTAATGTTTATCTCAATCGTCCGCGTCACTATCTACTCCTTCTTCTGATAATTCTATAGATGATGTTTTCATACCATCTATGTTTCTACGACCTTTTAAATCCTCATCTATCTGGTCAACACTTTCCACTAAATCGTCTGGACATAGTACGTTATTATACCTATCTATAGTCATAAATGGGTTTAATCTATTTAGAGGTGTTGGGCTATCTTTTGGTAGAAAGAACATACTGCCAGTTACAAAGTACATCCCTTGTAATAGTCTTATCTCTTCTCTGAATTTATTAAATTTAGACCTCTCTACTCCCTCACCATTTTCCTGTAACTCCATAGTGGACGTTATCTTAGGATAGATATTGTCTCCAGGTGAATCCACTGGATATAGTGCTAACTTTGGACTTCTGCTACTATTTAAGCTCAGTATCCTATTTTGGGGCATTTTCTTTGCCATAATATATCCAACTTTGTCTGACAGTAGATGTTTAGTCTTACCGACATTGTTAAGTTCAGATATAGTTCTATGTATATCTTCTATTATATCGTATAACACATAATATAGTACATCTATGTATTTACTATATGATTGTGCTCCATAAGACTTATCATCATATCTTTTACTCTTATTAGTGAGAGTATTATAATCTCTGAAAATAGTTGCCATTAGACTAAAAAAGCTATCTACACCAGGAAACATAGTGTGTAGTCTCTCTAATACTAATGAGTCCACATATGAGTCTAGATTATTAAAGTGTTCCACTACACTACTGAAACCTTTATCTATACTGTATGTGTCGTTAAAAATAAACCTAGACAGTATAACCATCCATAAGTTCTTTTCTTTTTCTAACTCTATAGTGCCACTACAAAGTGTAACTATGTCACTAGCCTTTCTTGGCAATATATCCAATATATATAATAGAGAGGATACAACAGATTCTGCGGCATACACATCATCTTGCTTGATGTTTTTATTAACCATTATAGATACATCGTGAGTCACATACTTCACTTCCAGTAACCCTTTAGGTTTTACTCCAGTGGACTTATATATGTCGTGAGTCTCTTTAAAGGACATGATAGTGAATATATCCTGAGTAACTATGATATCACTTATGTTTAAAACTCGTAAAGTTTCGTAGTACCCATACTTTGCCAGTAAATACAAAAGCAGTGGGATTATGATTTTACCTATTTGGGGGGACGTCACTTTTATCTTATATAGATTTTCATAATATAGCACACTAGTTATTAGTCTACTGTTGTTCTTTAGTACTATCTTTTGTGACGCATAGACGAATACTTTATCCCTGAAGAACCTAGAGAACACGTAGTTAGGTCTAATGGTAACTATGTTATCAGTCAACACAGGGACTATCTTGTATTCTATGTCGGTTATCTTGAATATACCACCATCTGTGGCGAAAGGTATTAATATGTACCTATGTGGAATGGGTTGCCCATGCAGCCTAAATATTAACTGATACTTTATAACACTTGTTTGGGCTATTTCGTACGTCCTTCTTTTATTATTGTCCTGTTGCTTACTATAGACGCCTAATATTGAGTCTATCTCTTCTTTAGGAGTTAGACGCCTATAGCCGTCATAGGTTAGACCTATGGTGTTATTTTTGACAGCAGAGACTATAACTTTATCAATCATATTTATAGCTTTGGTTAGCTCTTTTTTAGCAAAACCACTTGTAAGGTCTGTGTTAAACTTATAGCTATACTTTTCTAAAGTTTCCACCATTATATTATCCACTTTAAATCCTTTTTATGTTATTACCCGAATAATGAATTAAGCCCGTTTAACACGGTAGATATAAGTCCCAGTGATTTACTGGCGTGAACCATAGTACTTTCGTCTCCGCTGACCCTAGCTCTCTCTAATTTAACCTTCTCTGTCTCTAATTTTGCATCTATAGTTTTCAAAGCAATCCTCTTTACCTCTATCTCCATCTCTGAGGTAATCACTATTGTTCTATATTCTATTAATCGCTTAAGCAAGTCATAGTCCATAATCTTATCGTCTATACCCAATCTCTTAAGAGCTAAATTATGTTTACCATTATCCACCTCCAGTTGCCGTACAGCCAAGTCATACTTTTTGGCTTCCATTCTAGTGTGGCAGTCTCCATTTTCTAATAACTTGTATTCCATGTCAAAGATACCTATGGTTTCTAATCTACTAATGGGGACAAATTTAGTGCTATTATATTTTCCGTCACAAACAGATATATAGGCGCCATCCCACATCTCGTCATCTGTGGCTGTCAATATATGTGTGTTGTCCAATAATCTAACATAGTACTGTTTACCTGGTGCCATGTTATTATTTATTTTTATGTAAAACATACCATCAGCTTCAGACAAAATAGATTTAGGTCCTGTAGGAGGATACATAACACCATCACCTCTCTTAGATAGAAGTATGCCAGCCTCTTCTACGAATATAGACCCCCTATCTTCTATTTCTTTTTTATTTATAATAGAAACCATTCTAGCTATGTTTCTACCATTTTCTCCATCCTTACCAGTCTTAAATATCCGCATAACAGAATTAAATAATTCTGTATCTATAAATAAGTCTTTAGAGCTATAATACTCTTCCATATAGTTAACATCCACACCTGTAAAGTTAGGAACTATATAGCGTTCTATTACATATATGCCCTCCCCACTTTTTAACTCTGAGTTATATGTAACTGCCAGCCTTACCCCAGAACTAAAGGTGACGTAATATGTTTCTCCTTTTATGTTATGATAGATGTGAATAGTCTTTAACGGTTTATTAAGGTGCGGACTACTCGTGATTAAATCAGCGTTATTAACAGATAGTTGATTACTATTATTAAACAACTCATCATATTTAATAGTTTCTTTATTGTACAGAGGTGTGTGTGTTATAGCTATGACCATGTGTTTAGTTCGTTTATCGTGTTTTTTAGGCATTATCATCTTGTTTGCACCTCTACAGTAAAAGACTGAGATACCTCATCATCTCCAACTATGCTGGTGTAGGTATTTTTTTCCTTCACTATTGTGATAGTAATTGAAAACTGTTTTACTCTCAATATTGTGGTCAATACTCGTATAAAATATTTCCAAGATACTGTGTTGTCTTTCAATTTATTCTTTAGCTCACTATGCATAGCGGCAGCTGACGTTTTCCTAAGTTGAGCAGAGTTGCTTCTAGACTCATCATTGGAGGCTGAAGTTATCAAAGACGATAACTTATTAGTATACCCTCCACTTATGATTATATCCTTAAGAAGACTAGTGAGTAAACTATACTCTGTGAAGTTCTGTCTTTTTTTATCCATCGTACACTCCTATTATATATATCGTTTACATAATATGTTAGTGTATTTTTTTAATCACCTATCTTTTGTCTATCTCCACTATATCTAATATGTTTCCTATCTCGTGAAGTATATAATCATAACTTAGAACCTTTTTGCTATATGATATGTCTATCTGTTTAGCCTTTAGTAATAAATCATACCATAAAAGAAAATTCCCTATCGTAATAATCATAGAGATAAATTCAATAGACCCGATACTTATAGCGTTACCTTTGGTGTCACTACACCATACACTAAATTCCCCAGTAAATGTCCCGCTATATAAAATAGGTATATCGTCTGGAGTGACCACATTTATACTAGATAGCTTATTTAATAGATTACGAAATTCATATATATTTGCAAAAGTACTATCTATATGTGTAACAGCTATTACATATTTATTACGTACTATCGTTCTTTTATTTTTATAAACACTTGCTGTTCTCTCATACTCTTTTAATATCTCTGGTTCCAGTATTTTTACACCGATTATTTTGTAAAACTTATTTAAAAAGTCATAATACATTATTTATCCTTTTTCACGTTTATCATTATAAAGATATATAAAAATAAAATAAAAAGATGACACGCGTGCGTTATGCGGTAATGCATGGGTATTAGATGAGATATTATTTAAAGGATTGACGTGCCTATAGAGGTTGAAATGTTTTTAAACGAAGAAGAGGAGATAGCTATCCAAGTAGCCAGTAACGTTTATAAAAATATAATAAAAAAATATGAATCGATGAGCATAGAAACGCTTAACGAAAAACAGATAACCGTATATATGAGAGCTGCCGAGGCTAGCGCCAACTTAGCTCTTGCCTCGGCTAAGAGTAGAACTATGTTTAAGGTAGCCAACAGTATTATCGAGGAGGGCGATAGAAGAATTACCCTCGTGAGAAGACTCCATGACAATAGAAAAAATGGTATTTACCCCGAACTACCAGACGACGCGATAGATGTAGAGCTTGTGCCTGGAGAGATGGAAATAGACCCTCATCAGTTAACATTAGAGGATATCTACAATGACAAAATATAAAGGATAAAAAAAATGATTTATAAAACAATTGCGAACAGACGAATAGAGACACATAAAGCGTTTAACTTACCGTATAAGCCACTGCCAGGGTCAACAATGAATGAAAATTTAAGTGGTGTAACATCAGCTAACGCCGATGCTGTATATGATGTCAAACTAGGATACTTTATGTTAGGACTAAGGTATGGACCAGATATGACAAACACTGTGTATAGTGCCTCTATGGCCACCCTATTTAGACCAGCCCCTTTACTAAGTATACTGGATGATAGAGATTACGAGATTGGGGTAGAAGGACGATATAGGTTGATGAAAAGAGTGTCTGTAAATGGTGTACTATATAGGTTTTACTTTGCTAAAAAGTTAGAGGCAACAAATAGTGTAACCACGTCACTGGCGGAGTATAACAGCGATGGTTCATATAGTGACTTGGTTATAGGGGACTGTATAGGTGACGCCTTATTTAATAAATCGCCGATTGATAATCATGCTGGTATTAAAGATGTGGTCGCCACAACCAAGATTATTCTAAGATTAGAGTTAACAGATAATGACGCTCTTAAAGTGAATGACGCGATAAGCCTCTACTATGGAGGTAACTCTTTAGTATACAGTGAAGGGTTAAAATACTGTAGAGAGATAGGTCTATTGACTGGTATGGATCTTAAAAAGAATGAACCTGTTAATTCAGGCACACCAGGTGTTAGTGCCTTAGGAGTCACAGCTAAAGTTAGTGGCAAGCCCTATTATTACGATGAAGCTATGTGTTGTGAGTTAGGGTACATTAGCGTCTTGGACACTGATATAACCATTAAAGACTATAATGGAGATAACAAGGGGTTCCCTCTTAATAGTGGCAATGAACAGGTCATAGAGATGTATATAGGAGCTATGGATATGATTAAAGTAAATACAAGTGGGGGGACACATAGATGCGTGTAATAGGTATAGACCCAGGTACGGTATACGTGGGAGTAGCTATAATAGACATAGATGACGAGACTGGCCAAGTGTGTGAAGTAGAGTCTTTTTTAGTAGAGGTCAATAGAGAATATGCTGACAACCCATCTCTTAGCGGATTAGATAACAGACTATACATATTGAGTAAGGCTATTAAAAAAGTCTTTAAAAACTATGCTCCAGACACTGTAGCTATGGAGGGAACATTTATACACTCTGATAAAGCATCTAGTGTAATACCTCTTAGTAAAGCGTTACAGACAATAGAGGTAGCTGCGTTAGAATATAATCAATTTATGCCCATAGCCACATATCCTCCATCTATAGTGAAAAAAGAATTTAGCGTGAACGGAGGAGGAGACAAGAATAGTATGAGAGACGCTATGGGTGCTAATAAAGTTTTGTTACAGTTTTGCACTCCTACTGAAATGTCTGAACATGAGATAGACGCTGTGGCTGTAGCTATGTGCCACATTAATCATTTGAAAAAAAACCCACTAATGTTATGGAGGATATAGTGAACACTGATGCGGCCATATGGCATTTTGCCTCAGGTATATTTAAAGATTTGCGTCCAGTAGGTATGCAAAATAGGAAAGCTATTCTTGAAAAAAAAACTGAGTTAGAAAAGAGAACATATTCAAAAGAGAAAATAGACGAATACCTTAAGACCATATACTTTTTCACAGATAAAACAGTTTTAACCTATGACCAAGTTGAAACACTGAGGAAAAATGAATTTAAAGTATGGCAAAATAAAGATAGTTTATATAGTTATAAACTATCTTTATTGGAAAATAAAAATTTTATAGATAAGATACAGTTTTTTTCTACAGAACAAGAAAACAATTACAATGATAAAAATTGGGATAAAGCGTTTGCCACTGTGAAATCTATTAACGAGTTTAATATAGCAAAGAGAGAGTATGAGAGAAATAAGTGGGACTTCTTGCTAAAAGAGTATGGTATTAAAGAGTACTACACGGTAGATGAATATATCAACGACGTTGATAAAATAATCACTCAGAACTCTGACTACTATTTAAGGTTAAACATAAAAAAAGGTAGTCGCAGCCAATACGCCTCATATATACCTCACATAGGCGTTACTGTGAATAAACCATTAGAGGCTTCGTTAATAACGAAAATGTCTTTTAAATGAAATAAAAAAAAAAAGGATTAATCGTGGGAAGTATTGTTATAAACAAAATACACCTCAGTGTAATGTTCATCGTTTTGCTGATAACTATTGTGGGATACGGTAAAGCGTATAGAGATAAAATGGAACTATCATCTACTGTTTCAGCGCTTTATACAGAGTTAGCTGAAAAAAAGGCTAAACACTTAGAGTCAGAGAAAAATCTCTTATTACAAATAAATAAACAAAACTATATACAACAGAAGCTCAGCAAAGAAATAGCCGAGCTTAAGAATGCCGTTGATGTATCTGTCGAAAAAAACGAGGCAGATGTAGATAAAGCCATTAATAGCATTATGTGGAGGGTTAATAAAGATATTATTAAACCATATACCTTTAGTGTGACAAAAAACAATAATGATAATAGCACCACCGTTACTGGTGAGATAAATTCATCTGTTTTAATCGAGAATATTTATAAGGTTTATAAAGGAGACATATGAAAAAGTTATTAATGTTGATAACAGCGGCGATGTTGACTGGTTGTAGTTTCTATAGCAATATTAAGCCAAAACAACCTCAAATAGAAAAAGAAATAGTGATAGAAACCATTACTACAGTAATAGAACCTCCAGCTAGTTTATTAAAAATATATAAACTACCTGATATAGACGTAGGCGGCGCTGACGATACAGCTACTACACAAGTGGCTATGGCTACGATGGTGGTAGAGTTATCTAGAGTAAAAAGGAAGTATGAGAATAATATATTATTATTGCGTAAATATGTTTCTGATATAAAAAATAAAAAGAACACATTAAATTAACATTATTTAAAGAACAATAATGATAAAGTTGAAAGAGTAAGTGGGTTAACTTATTTATTAATAGAAATAAAGCATGATAAAACAGAGTGACATTAGTCACTCTGTTTTATCATATAGATCGTTTATCCATTGACGACTCCTCTGTTCCGCTTATGTTCTGTGATAACCAGGTATAACATTGATATTTGTCAGTATTATATTTATCTCCGTCCCACTTTTAGACTCATAGGGAGAGACGTGTTGCTACACTACATCCATTGAGGTTGAGTAAGCCTCTGACTGTCAGGTCGTATGGCAGTACGATGATTGGATTGTATGATAAATGAAGGTGTCTTACTGTATTAAGGTCTGTATCATTCCATTTTATGTCAAGTGCCTCTTCTATGGCACTTATCGTCTTTTGACCTTCTATGGTGTACTCTTCTTTCTTCATTTTAATCCTTTTCCGTGGTAGGTCACGACCCAAATTATATCACACCGAGTGTGATGAATAGACACAGTAAAATACTCCAGAGAGGTGACACCGTCGTTAATGCCATCTATATAATATAATTATAAAAGATATTGAAAACGCATTAAATAACAGCATCGGCTACACTCCCTAAAAATCCCCTACCCTTACTGAGTTTAAAATCTTTAATCTTATCGCCAGCTTTCTTCTTAAATGTTCCCCTCTTATGAAATACTGAAGACCCTTTAACTGTTAGTTTTTTATTTACAGTTAAATCGTTTTTAATGTCAGTTTTACCGTTCACAGTTAAGGTCTTACATTTTAACTCTATAGTGTCAGCTTCATCAACGATGCGGGTTGTTTTTCTACGAATAGTCTTCTTTTCACTATCTATGGTCATCTCCGACCCTTTACCATCTTTTATGGTCAAAAATCCTTTACCTGGGTTTATCTCTATATCATATGTAGTCATCTCTCCATCGTTAGCAGAGGTGTGTATATGTACTCTCTTATTTTGTGTATCCCATAATACATAATAAGAATTATCTTTTGTAGGCACCACACCTTTTTTAGAGTTATTATACAAGTATAATACTGTCTCATTTGTACGTAGATCTACCTCTAATCCATATGTAGACCAGAAGAACTTATCTGTGTCTTTGAATCTATATATAAACACAGATTCACCTGCTGATACATTAGGCGCGCTTACTCTATTCGGGTCACCTAAGTTTAACCATGTAGCTGTCAGAGTTGTAGATTTTTCTACTGTCGGTTTTTCTATAGCTCCAGCCCCGCCGTGTATCTCACCAGTTATACTCTCCTTAATATCTATTGCTCCTTCAGTGGTGTGGCTAGTGTCTATTGGGTGTAGTGATATTACTCTATCGCCCTTTTTGTTATCTGATATAACCACCCCTACATCGTAGAAGGTTAACATATCTTTAATCATAATAATCCTTTAGTTTGTTATCATCTGAATAAAGATTTTGTATAAAAAGGTGGTGAAAAAAAATGAAGATATTAAACGTGGTACAGCACGGATTTAAAAGGATGCGGTTAAATAACATAGTACATATAGAATACTCTCCGAAAAGAAAAAAACAGATATTCATAGCTAATAATGGTGCTGGAAAGACTAGTTTTGTTCGTACTCTATCACCTATACCATCAGACTTATCCAAGACCCACTATGAGGGTGGATATGAAATTAAAACAATAGAACATTGTGGGAACATATATAGTTTAACTGGGACAAGAGATGGGCTAAAATATAGCTTTAAAAAAGATAATGAGGAATTAAATAGCGGAGGCACTAAGAGAGTACAGTTAGAATTAATAAAAAAAGAATTCAGCTATGATCAGAGCATACATAGTATAGTTACTGGCGAAACGTTATTCACCACTATGTCCTATAATGAGAGAAAAGAGTGGATGACTAGGATATCAGATATAGATTATAGCTACGTGTTGAGCGTATATAACGGGTTACGAAATAGACTACGCGACGTCGAGGGGGGTGTGCGGATATTGAATAATAAGCTAGATATATCCGATAGAAATAGGTTATCTGCTGAGTATATCGCAGACTTAACTAACGAGAGAGAAATATTAAATAAGACCATAGATATATTAACCGCACTAAGAGGCGGTGGAGGGGGTGTGACGGTGATTAACAATGTGACTAACTACACCATAGCTCTAGAGAACATATTAGCTCTAATGCCTGAAGAAACCATAGTAATGGCTAATCTAGAGAAAGACATAATATCTAACTCTGAAAAGATAGTAGAGCTAAAGAGTCATAGAGAAAATTTGATATCTATGGTGGAGGAGGTGAGTAAATTTGAAGCTATGGACTCTATGGATATAGCTGACATAGAGAATGAGATATTCATCTTAGAAAATAAGATAAAGGATGTAAAGAGTGCTATATATTTAAATATAGATGTGGATAAAGATGACTTAATTAACACTCTCTCTGTATTGAAGAACACCATCTATGAAACACATATAAGATTAGAAAATATGTCGCAAGGGATCATAGACCCAGTAGAATCTACCCAGACTATATTAAAAGAACTATCTGATAAACTGTATAATTTTAAGACGATAGAGGCAAAGCTGGAAGAGACAATAGATGGTATAAGTCATAATAAGGGTGTGTTAGAGGAGTTAAAAAACACCCCCGAAGTGACTTGCGTGAAGTGTGGTCACAGATGGGTAGATAAGTATGACGATGAGTTATATTTAAAATACCAAAAGAGTTACATTGAAAAAAAAGAAAACCTAGAGAAGGTGAGGTCAGCAGTATCTACTCTTAGGGGAAAGATAGAGTTGGTGGAGTTAGAACAGGGGTTGGTTGATAATATACACAGATATATAAAGAATAACAAACTTCACGCGGATATAAACGACTTAGCTGTTTCGAGCGGCATAGATTACAGAAAACAACCTAGTGCGTATATTAATAAATTAGCTATTGTGAGTAACGATATAGGGGAGTGGATAGATGAATTATCTGTGTTGAATAGAGTGAGGGACTTGAAAGATAAAATAAATTATATAAAGGATAGAAAAGAAAACATATCTACAATTGGATTATACTCTAGTAGTGTCCTAGAGGGTAGGTTAATCAACAGTGTAGAGATGATAAGGAGTTATGTAAAAGAAGGTGACCTATTGAAGAAAAAGAATAAACTGGGTACAGAGATATTATCCATTAGCGATAAGTTGATTAGGAGCATACAACAGAGAGGTAAAGATACCGAAAAAATAGTGGATGAGTTGGTGGGTAAATCTATATCTAACATAGTTAAGAAGATGAAGGGTAGGGTATATGACATCAACAATATGCTTATGGAGAATGAGATAGCCCAAAGAAATAGAAATGATCTAAAGAAGGATATAACGGAGTATGATAAGATAAAAGAAAATTTAAAGATTATGATACGAGAGTTATCTCCGACAGAAGGATTAATAGCTGACTCTATTGTTGGGTTCTTAGAAACTTTTGTGTATGATATGAATGAAATTATACGTGAGGTGTGGAGCTACGACATAGAGATACGTACTGACGGTATGGATGGGGATGACTTAACATTTAGGTTCCCAGTATACGTGGATGGGGAGGAGGTTAGTGCGGATGTGGGTAAGACTTCTACTGGTATGCAGAATATAATAGATTTAGCGTTTAAGATAGTTTCTATGAAGAGGTTAGGCATAGGGGGGTACCCTTTAGTCTTAGATGAGTTTGGGCAGGGGTTATTTATGTCACATAGAGATAAAGCTGTGGAGTTATTGGATAAACTAGGAGAAGATATGTTTTCTCAGATGTTTATAATAACCCACGACCAACAACAGTATGGTATGTTTGGTGACGGAGGGGCTGATATAATAGTGATAGGGGAAGATGCGGTGGAGTACATAGGTGGAGAATACACATATAATGGGGTGATTAGTTTTATAAACGATTAAGAAAAAAAAATAAACACTATGCCCCAATAGAGTTCGTGTAGAACTCTATTGGTTGTAGACTCTTATCTTGGGGGTAACCCAAGATAATTCCACATGATTTTTTCTCTACCTGTTACGGCAAAGAATCCCGCGGCGTGGACGAATTCCATACTGTTGTCTGGGTCAAAGGCTTTGCCTTTGAAGTCGAAAGAGCCCACTACGGTGGGTACTTTCTGTGTCTTCCACTCGGTAGTGGTTATATCGCACCATACCACTGTGTGGTATTTTGTCAATGTTGGGTCATTACACAATGCCTCTTGCCAGCCTGGCAGGCAGTTGGCCATTAAAAGGGTCGGCCCATAACGGCCGACTCCGACATCTACACTGCTTTCAAGTATAGCACGTCGTGTCTCGTATAGCATGTCTTGTTGGGTCTTAAGGCTGGTTACGTATGTTTCTATAATTTCACACGCTTTGTACATTATCGTCTATTTTCCCGCTATCTTCTGTGATAGTGTCTTCTGTGTTAGCCTCATCCGTAGTGTCGGGAGTAACTCCAGCCTCTCCATTTTTTTCTATAAACTTTTTAAGTTCTGGAGTAAGTTCCTTGCTTAATTCTATAATCTTAACCACTATAGTCATCAAGTCCATCTTAGAGGATACGATATCTACTCCTCCAGTGCTAGCGTCAGTCAAAGCCTTAGCTATTTCTGGTAAAAACCCATTACTATGCATCCACTCTTTTATTAATTTTGACCTCAATAGTAATTTAAAGTCGGTAAGTTGACTACTTAGTGGTTCACCTATACTACTAGGCTGTTGTTCTCCCTCGAATAGCGAATCCAATGCAGCTGTTAAATCATCACGGTATGTTGTGAACTTTTGTGACAGCTCGTCTCTATTGGTTGTTTCTATTGACGGCAGTGATGCTTTTAGTGTATCTGATAGGTCTATCATAAGAGCCTCTATAATATCTTCATCAGATAGATTATGGTCTTCTCTTAAGACCTTTACCACTTCCTTCATCTCTTTGCTCCCCATGTTATCCTTTAGTACCTCTACTAATTTATATCTAATAGCTGGGTCAGCCTCTATAATCACGTTATAATGGTCAGCTATCATGATGGAATACTTTTTTTGTAAGCTATGTACAGTCTGCGCTAACATAGCATTCTGACCCTTAAAGACTGTAGCTAACTCTACATCAGCCCCATCGGATAAAAGTGCTGGTGGTATACCTAACTTTCTCAACCCTGAGTTTCTCAGCTCTGTTTCCAGCTCGTCCGAAGGCATAACTAAATTTTTCTGACTAGTCTCAACTGACATTGTGGTATTAGGTAGGTGCGGATTAGTTATATTAGCTATGATACTAAAACGACTCATCCAGCTCGTGATGTCTGTTAGGTTTTGGCTGTTTAGTGGGAAAGCTGATATGTCGTCTCTCATCACTTCAGCTATCATACGCTGTCTAGTGCGTTCTGGGTCGGGCTCCCGTTCGTCTATCACACCTGTTATCTTTTTAACTGTGATGGCGTTGTTAATTAACACCAGCATCCTACTCATTAGCACTGTTAATCTAAAGCTTATATTAGTCTCTAACATCTCTAATATAGACTCTCCTGTACCATTCTCTTTGTAGTTAAATGCGTACCACGCCGTTAGCTCTTTTGGTATATAAACAAGTTGCACCAACTCATCGCTTAGCATCCGTTGATATAGAGCATTTAATACGTGGTTCATAATACCCACATTAACACCTCCAGCTAAGCGACTATTTTTTATCTCTTTATCTATCTTCTCCTGTATAAGAGCAGCATATATTTCCCTCATACCCTCTATTTTATTTCCGCTATAAAGACTCCTGTTTTGATAAAAGTCATTAGTGGCACCTTTTTTGATAACTATGTTATCGTTTTTAAGAACATTCATAGCTATCTCGTGAGAGTCACCATAAGTAGTCCTATAGTCGATTGGGGCACCTTTTTCAGTAAGTATGATGTATCCTATATGTTGGGATACATCTGTGGAACTATGGATAGGTATACACGACTGTTTTGGTAAAAATATACTCATAGCTCTACCTATTGATGAGCTAGTCTTATCTCCAGTAGTCACAATCATACCTCTGTTTGACCTCATTATATCTCTTAACCTCGATCTACGTTTAGGTAAAGCTGATACCTCACTTGTCTGTTTTGCTGATTCATAGCCTCCTCGGATAGAATCTATAGTGGAATCCCATAGCGCATCTTTGAAAATAGTAGGAACAGCTAGTGTAGATAGATTTTCGCTAATAGGGGATAGTAGAGACTCTATCTTACTCCCCATGTCTTGTATAATATTTTCAAAATCACTATTCTCGATATACTTTTCTGTAGACTCCTTGTTAGTTTTTACACTCTTGTTGAAGTCAATACTGTCTATTTTTAGACCACCGTCTGATCTCGCTTTAGACTCACCACCGTGAGTTAAAGCCGTGAAAAAGATATTATTAGTGAAGCCTTTCTTCTGTATAGCGGTAAATGCACTCTCTACACCATACGCGTGTCTATAGCCGCTGCCTGTCTCTTTGGTTATTTTTTCATCTACTGTGAACTCTCTTATATATGCTTCTGGGACATAAGCTGTAGCCCAAGACCCCTCTGTTATATATGATTTTAAAAAGACATCATTAAGATTATCTGCTACCTTATATTTCTTTTCAACTTCGCTTTTTAGTATCTCCAACATACTGGTTAATATGGTGTGTGGTATCTTGGACGTTGGGCAGGTTAGTATAATATCGCCACCTTCCCCTGCACCGTTAACTACTAAGGAAGTCAATATCTTACTCCCCAAGTCCATATCAGATAGTAGATTCATAGCAGATTTACCCATATCTAACTTACGAGGTACATCCCTATTCATATTCGCCAAGATGTTAGGATTTATGGCAATACTGGCTTGGGGTTTATTTAAACTCTTTGTTAGTGCGTCGTTAATACCAGATAGTGAATCTTCTTTTTTTACCTTGTGGTCGGTAGCTTTACTACCTCCTATTGATGTAGGAGGCTGTTTTACTGTTTTGTCTTCTCGCATCTTAATATCCTTTCTTTTTTTGTCATTAAAATGCGATAAGTAAACATTTAACACCTTAATTAGGTGATTACCGTAAGGAGATAATATATGAGCAACACCAGTAACATAAACTTAATAACAGAAGCGTATGAGTTATGTAAATCAATAATCTATAAGTTCCACCAAGTAGGTGTAGATATGAACATATCGATGAGGNTAGTAGACTTAGATAAAAATAGATGGAAATACTATATGAATCTACAGGGAGAACCATATCCTGACGTAGACGCCACAGACATAGTCATAAGTCATACTGACGGGTCTACAGTTAACCATTATAATCTGGTTAGTCTACAGAAGATGGCGACGTTGGGACAAACGCCTAGTGTCGCATATCTATCGATGATGGAGGAGTTAAAAGAGAGAGGTGTCCTATATAAGAGTTTATTACAGAAGTATCCTAGAGAACTGGTACGCATAAACGCCATATTGGAACCTGTGGACATAAATGACGTATATAGCTGGGACGACGGCACGATACTGTGGTATAATAAAACACTCATAGCTGACAATGAGTATGAGTTATTCTATTTCTTAGAAAAGAGAATACAATCATTTATCCGTAGATGGAATGTAGGGGAGTATGTCATATCTGATGTGTACTACACAGCTGGGTTTATAGCTAACTTATCTAACTATATAGTATCATCTATAATGAGCTATAGATTAGGTAATATAGGTACAATTAAAGCACACCACAGCTTAGTCTATGAGGGATTCAAGTCAAATTTATCGTTGCACGAATTAGTGTGGGTAATGGGTTATGGAAATATGATGTGGTTATATAAGAACATAACACCGTTGAGACCATACATAGGTATCGCTGAGGTGTTTGAGGATATCATAGCTAATATATTTAAAGATAGCTCCATACGCCCGTATAGGTGCGTGATAGAAAAAAAGAAACAGTACGATAGAGGATTCAATGTGTTCGATAGACTGGGTGTATCCACAGACCCCGCAGTGGCGTCGACATACAGAGTGATAAACAAACCATACCAGTCAAGTCACTACTTTACAGATAACCGCATTAAACTACTAAATATGATAGACCCCAGCGGTGATAGTAAAGTATTGACGGCTAGTGCTTTATGGTATGGTGACGTTGAAACAAAAAAAATAAATGACAATATACGTATTATCTCAGAGCTAACCCTAGATGCGTCTACTATAGTTATATCAGCTGGTATTACTGTGTGGTTATACTATATTGTAGATGTGTTATTACTCACGCGTAGTAATAATCCTAATTATGAGTATACTATAACGTTCGAGGATCTTAATGATAGAAAAGGCTACACTCTTACTTTATCAGAGATAACACTGTTAGTACTATATTGCATGGATAAGATTTATGGGGGTAACGGTATAGCTAAGGAACACAAGGTTAAAAGTGTGCTGAATAAAACTATAGCTGTGGCTACAGTGACCACGTATAGAAATAGACAGTACAATAAATTATCATTAGGTGCGTATAACAAAATGGTCAGCCTACTTTCGTCGTATCCTGCGGTGAGCAGTATAATAGATAGAGATAGTGGTGTGACTTTTATGTGGGATAATGTTAATTGGTTTTCTATGTATTCTGAACTATTGCTGAGTGTCTCCAATAGCGATAGGATACTGTTAGAATCCGCGGTAAATGGTGCAATAGAGGCACATATTCCTATCTCTATATTCCAGTATGTTGGGACTATTAAATACAATTTAGAGAGCAATGGTATATTTTTAAACAAGGGTACGACATATAGATATGACGTTCTTTTACATAATATACTATATGCCTATAGTGGTGTTAACGCTAAGCTACCTACTTGTCTTAATGACTATATTAGAAACTTTTCAACCGTGGTAGATAGATTATCATCACACACCACTAACGTGATACCATTAATGGTGCGAGATAATAGTGACGCGATGAATAGAAACTTGTTACTACAAAATAATATATGTGTGGTTGGTGTCGAATGTTTATAGAATGATATCTGCCTAGCAGATATCATTCTAAGACTTAACTATTATGAAAAGAAACATGCGTTTAAAAAGTATCCTTCTTTTCATGATACGGTGTATGGTGGGTCTTCAGGGATTTGAACCCTGGACCACTCGGTTATGAGCTGAGTGCTCTAACCAACTGAGCTAAAGACCCGTACAGTGAAGAGACGGTTTTTGCTTAAACATAACTCTACGACTTATATTAAAGTAAACACTTTAATATCTTAATTCACACACAAAAATAGACCAATAAAATACTATTGTACTATCAGAGTTATGCCACAAAACACCATATTTAATCTCTTCACTATATAGAAGAAGTGTTTTTTTTTGTTCTTCATTATAAAAGATTATTTTGATATTTTTTTTATTAACGTGTGGACACATATGAGTAGCGACGCGTGGGAGGTTATATTTAGCCACTATATCACATGTATGGTGTTACAGCGTCTTAAATAAAAAAACAGTACCCCACCCCCCGAGGGGGTCAGTTTATTATCCTCCCCCACTGTTAAACACACTCGCATTAGATGTATCTTCATAGTACCAATATTATGAATATAAATATAAAGGAATAACTATGACTTACGGTGATAGAAAAAAAGCAGAAAAGGACATACTTAATTTAGTAAGTTCTATAAGCACCTATAAAAAGAACATAGAACTATATAAAGCTAAGTTCGCTAAAATGTCTGATAAGGAGTTCCATGAGATGATGGTTAAATTTGATGAGGGTAAAGGATACCCTAACATAGTGGTGCCAGTTAGAGGTGACTACGGCATAGATGTCAAAAGGAATATAAAGTTATTCGAAGAGATAGGGTATGAGTTCGAGACTAAACAGGTACTTATGGATGATGATGGATTTGAGTACATCAGCCCTGTTCCTGTAGTAGTACTAGAGTTACCATACGTGAAACCAAAGCAGGACATTTATAACTCTGTGTCTGTGCCAGAACATAATAGGATTAGGAGTAGCGTCACCAATCAAGTGATAGGCGTATCAGCCGCAGCTAAGGTTAGTGGTCCAGAGGTACAAGTTTTGTCTGCGATAGGTGCCAATAACACATTGGAGGAACTGATTGTGGTGCGTGGTGGTGATGTGGGGGGATCCAATAGACTACACACAGCTATAGAAAAAACTGGTCAAGCAGACTTAAGAGATATACGGGAACACTATGTTGGCACAGGAGCCACAAGTACATTAGAAGCTTTATTTATGGCTGCACACATACGTTTAACGGGAAAAAAACAATGAAACACTTTTTAAAGATGTTTTACGTTAACAAAAAACGATACACCCATTGATAGTTTGTACAACAATACAATATATAAATATAATAAAAAGTAAACACAGTAGAATACTCTACTGTGTTTACTGTATTTTACCACCCTACGTGTAATAGTAAGTTATCGCTTCTACCGCTACTATATGGGTATCCGACGTAGCTACGTGGGCCATTCATAACGATTTTTCTAAAAGGAATATTATGTCCAAACATAGGGAATGACGCGCCTAAATTAATAAACTGTATTGACCCTAAACGAGATGACTCACCGTATACACCATTGGCAAATACGTGGCCAGTGACGTCGAACACTGAATTAGTATTACCTGGAATATCCACAAACACAAGACTAGCCGTATCGGGTAATGTCGGTGGTGATAAATAATGAAATCTATCTTCTTGTTCTGGTGTGGATTTTAAGAAGTTTTTAATCATAGCAGAAGTATTAGATAACGACCCCCCGCCGACACTATACCCCTCTACAGTGATGCCTCCTCTTAAGTAACTATGTGCCCCTCCGCTATATGTGCTAATGTCTGGTAATAGAAATAACTGTAAAAATACATTATCATACACTAAGACCATAATAGACGAACTGACTATACTAGGTAAGCAGGCGAGTATAGTATATCTACCATTATTTATCGGCTCCATTGTCACTGGGTCAACATCCCATATGGCTGGCATATGTGGGTACAACGCAGGTGATATAGGGAGTGTTCTTTCATCTACAGAGTTACCTATTCCATCAACTGTAAATGTACCAGACTTACCATTTATATCTAAAAATGGTAAGTCTATTTTTAGCTCTACGTTGACTCTTGTACGCATATTAGAGTCACCATTGTGTATTATGTATATGTTCTTCTTTGTAATCATCTTTTTCTCCAATATTTAATAAAAAAAGGAACTACATATTTTTTAATATGTGTTTCCCATTCAGACCTCGCACTATCGTCTAGGATGTATGGTAAAACATCGCTAGGGTAGGTGTTATCATTACCCATCATACGAACTATATTAAACCTCACGGCGTCATTCACAGCTATGCGTATATCCATCTCAGTGATTGTGGTGGAACCACCCTGCTGTATGTGGTCTATAGTGTATGCTGTAATTCTTTCTAATAGAACTTCATCAACTCCGTTCATCACTTTTACTGTATTGATTATATCTTCTCTCACTAATATCCTTTATTATAGCCAATAGGGCTTATATAGTCCAGCCCTCATTTTTAGTAGATCTATAGACGATAAGAACGGTTTTAAGTTCTTATTGTATTGGTCTATAGCCCACCAGCCTCGGGTATCTAATAACTGATCCCATTTATATCCCATTTTTATTAAATCCTCATAAAGAACATCTGGTTCACACCAAATATCAGCAACCACGCCTGGTTTGAAGTGCTTAAACTGGCATAGTTCGCTAGTTATGTTCACAGCTCGTTTAAATAACTCATCGTTATTTAGAGCCTTAACAACTTTATCCCTATTAAGGGCTACGTCTGGTCGAAGATGTAACCTATAGTTAGTGTTATTACCATAGAGACCAAACATATTATATAACTTATGTATATTATAAAACTCTGTCAAGAAAGGCTCTACTCCTTTTGTCTGTGAAACAACAATAGAAACAGTTATGCCGCTACCGCCAAACTTACCTCGTAGCTGCTTTAACTTAACCACGTTTAGTTCATTTTTTTCTACAGACCTACCTACATCCCCATATATAGGCACACCGTTATTGTCAGTTAAAGGTACAGCTGGTGCTGCAGCCCAAGCTGACTTAGTCAACCTGTCAAATGACTGAGGTACCCCTACTAACTTGTCAGCAGCCCCCATATGTCCTAGTCGCCTAGTAGGTCTAGCTTCATATTTGCCTTTGAGGTCTTTATTCTCCCCATATGCCGCCGTTAACATACAGTATGAGTTATATTTAAGAAGGTTTATATTTAACCATTCTACCAATACATCTTTATATTTACCGTTCCTCATAGCTATCATGTTATCATCATCCCCCATTATGATGCCCGCCATTGCTTCCATATTTGTATTTATCTTTAAGTATGTTAAAGAATCTATGCCAAAAAAATACGGCACATAATTCATATATGGGTTACCTTTATCTGTACCCCATATATTTTTAAAAGCAGTATATTCCACCTTTTTCTGTTTAGACATACTTTTAAAAAAAAGATCTAAGGTCTCGGCAAACTTTTCAGCGCCAGTATCTACTCTGTCTGACACTGACCATAGATGAATATCTTCCCCATCTTTATCTTTACCTACTGGCACAGTAATGGGGTTCTCTATGATGTTTTCAAAGATGTCAGCAAAACGTTGCATAGTCTCTTGGTCGATATTACCCTCTGTGTCGTTCTCGTGGAAATACGTGAAGTTTGTAGCTAAGATTTTATTCATAGCTGACAGCATCATGTATTTGTATATAGTAGACTTAAAGTTATTAGCTGGGCCTACTATTGCAGAGAAATTAGGTAAACCTCCTGCTATTATTGTCTCCCCTCTATTGCCAATAACTAATTTGGAAGTAGGAACATCTAACGTCGCCCCTATATTAATAAGATATTTACTATCCACCTTATGTAAATCTGTCTGTCTCTTAAAGTTTGCTGGTATCGTATAGTTAGTTACCTTCTTTACCATCTATCAGTTCCCTTCTTATCAGTTGGAGGAGTTCTTGGCTCAATATCAGTTCGCCGTCTCTGATAAATAAACTCATTACAGGGAGCGTCTCATCTACTGATACTGCATACATTATGGTCTCTTGTGTGTTGTTATTTCGGTTAAGATCATCTGACTGGTCAAACATTTTATGTCCTTTTGTTTATCTCAATTTATAGAGGTCTATTAAAAATATTTATTGAGATAAAAACAATAAGGATGCTAAATGGATGAAATAAATAATTTACAATACGATGTAGAAAACGGTTTTGTTAAAAACATAACACATAACTCTATATCATATCTACAGGGTACAGTAGATAGGATTAAAAAAGATAGAGGGTTTATAATAAATTTCATAGAAAACCTTAGTGGAGGGTTATTCATAACAGATACAGAATTAGCTGTAGTGAAAGTAAGAAAGTGTTATAACACAGTAAAATACACCACACTTATGGAGATGGATGTTCCAGTCCTATTAGGGTTATCAGTGGATAAAGTTAGCTTCATAGAACTATCTATGTTTGACAAAAAGATAATGGACGAGATTGTAAACGACCTTATCGGTAATTTAGATAAGATTGATACTATATTGGCTAAATTCATAGGTGACCAAGATATTAGATTATCTTTTATACCAGTGACTAATGACCTATCCGCTCTAAAAAAGTTTAGTTCTGATGTAAGTAAATTTCTATCTGCTGGATTCAATAAAAACTCCGTAACAGACTCCGCTAAGTATAAAGAGTTATTTAAAAATAATGGAGAATTATTTGATAGCTCCATAACAATAGGTGAGGCTGACAAAATTATGACCAACAGTAAAACTATCAAGTTTAATAAAATTGTAATACGAATAGAGGGTAGAATAGATGCTCTTTTAGAGCTGATGACAGACCATAAAGAGGACATCACTGTAGAGAGCCTAAATAGGGCAATAGATGCTGTCACAACGTTAGCTGAGTATATAACAACTGTAGCTAACTCTATGGTGCTACATAGGGGATTAAAAGATACTATACTTGTAATATCTAAAAAAATGTGTAAATAGTCACATAGTGTGTGGTATACCACACACTATGTGACATCTTAGAAAATACCTTCTTGCTTTCTATACGCAGACTCATGTAACCAAGCCTCGTGACAGTGGTTTGGTTCGTGGTTAAACAGCCAATCTATAGTCGAAATAGCCCATTCTATTTGGAATTCCCAAACCATAGCTGATACTGTATGACCGTCTGAGTTAAATATAACAGTACCCCCAACATAATCTATGTTTTTAGCTAGATTTCTGGCAAACATATTGTCAAATTTTCCAATAATAATCCTGACAATTATACCAATAACTATGAAAGGTATAATTAACGCCACAGCTATAATTAGCAGTAAATAATTAATCATACCTCTATAGCCTTCAGTTCCTGCACTGTTGTAGCTGCCTCTACTCTTGCTGTTAACATCATACGTTCAACTGTTTTATTAGCTATATAAGCTTG